TGGAGTTTGAATTATGAAAAGTTTAGCTGTTAATACCGGGTCAATTGAACTGCCAATGATTGAAGGTGAGTTCCCTATGATTGAGTTTGATCTTAATACGTTTAAAGGTTTGCCAGAGAAGTTTCTAGGCATTGCAAAAGACATGATGCAAGGCATAAAGCATGAAGGTGGTAAGGCTTACTTCACTATGCATGGAAAGAAGCTTAAAAAGGGCGAAACTCTGCGCAGAGGCGGGGCGCACATAGATGGTAATTATGAACCCCACGTGATGAGCTTTGGCGGCGGCGGCTGGAAGGTAGGCGAAGAAGGCAGAGAGCCTGGACACCCGATACATGAGCGACAGTTCACAAAGGAAACTGGAGGCATTGTACTAGCCTCAAATTACAGGGCTTGCAACGGCTGGATTGGTGAATATGAGGGCGTACCTCAGAAAGGCGGAGACTGTACGCACTTTGATTTGGATGAGCCTTTTGAATTACAGCCAGATCAAGTTTATTACGGGAACAATCACTTTATTCACGAATCACTACCGATGAAGGATGATGTGCACAGGGTTTTTGCTCGAATAACAATGCCTGAGGATCACCGCTATACAGGCAGTGCGTTATAACAGAGAAATACATAGCCGAAGGTCTATGTTATTGAGGTGTTATTTATGATTAAAGAAATACTTATGATCTACGTTTTTATTCCGGCAATGATAACAATCGTACTAAACGAAGACCCTGTTATCAGGGGTTTTTGTTCTGCTGTTTGTTTTGGCGCTGGAATGCTAGCAATGAGATTTATAGTCATCGGGGTGAGAAATGATAACCAAGCAAAATAAAGAGTACCGTCCAGCATATGAGCTTGCAATGCTAAGCGCAAAGTTAATGCAGAAGCACCAGGAGAAGAAGGCGGATGGCAAAGAAAAGCAAAACCAAAGCTGAATCCGATCACATGAACGCTGTAGCTGAGATTGGCTGTATTGCATGCCTGAACCAAGGCATTGACCATTCACCCGCTGAGCTGCATCACGTTAACGCTCACGGAATGGGGTTGCGCTCTGACAATTACAGCGTGATACCTCTTTGCCATTTTCATCACCGGACAGGCGGTTACGGCCACTCGGTTCACTCGGGCAAATCAACTTGGGAGCGTCGTTTTGGCACTGAGGTTGAACTACTTGAACAGGTTAAGGAGATATTGAATGCCTGAAGTTATTTACGACATCACACCGATGCGAAAACCGCGCATGACCCAGCGTGATAAGTGGCATAAAAGAAAGGCTACATCTGATTATTGGGCCTTTAAAGCTGAAGTTAAGCTAAAGCGCGTAATAGTCCCTGAAAGCGGATCTCACGTTACTTTTGTTATGCCTATGCCTAAGTCGTGGTCAAAGAAAAAAAAGGCAGAGATGAAAGGAGAGCCGCACCAGCAGACGCCAGATATCGACAACCTGACTAAGGCGCTACTTGACGCCATATATGACGATGATTCTGGTATATGGGATATCAGGACAACAAAGATATGGGGCGATACCGGCCAGATAAAGATAGCTACCAAGGTCTAATACCGCACCATTATAATTAGGCGCACAATAAGAAAAAACGGAGGGTCGAACATGCGCAGGCAATCAGCAGTAACATCGGTTATCAGGCATAAGATAAAAGACCATCAAAAACTGGCGGATGCGGAAGTGTCAGCTATTCACTATTTAAAGCTCGGGGATACAGCTCATAGGGCGATTAAAAAGGCGCTTAATCTATGAAAGCTCACATGCATGACGCTAGCATATCGTCAAGCTCTGTCTCTGAATCTCGAAACAGGGCGTACAGCTGTATAACGCTAACAGATAGTACGGGGTCAGAGCTGGAGTTATTTATGCACGATCCTGACGCAATGAAAGAGATTGCGATAAAGATTAATGCGGAGGCCGAAAAGCTGAAGCGTAAGATTGAGGATATGGAGCAATCAGAGCATGAGTAATGCAATTGTTATAGAAAAGTGCATTGGTGACAGAGGTAAACACTATGCAGAGCAATATCTTATTGCAAAAGGGCTTGCAGTTGCCTCTGCAATGTATAACGGGCTCTGGTTTATTGTTGGGTCGGACGCTATAGAAACGTCTGATCAGATCATAAAAGCTGTAGTTACATGTGAGGCTTTTAATCAGTCCGATGATAAAAACATGACTGATAAGACCGAGGATTTTACCAGAGCTATCGATACTTACAGCACTCTAACAGTGCTGCAGTTTTCAGAGATAGGGGCTTAATGCCCCTTATGTCACCCTAGCAAATCAGACAGCTCTGCCTCGATCATCATTCTGACCTGCTTTTTACCTGCCCTAACAAAAGCTGCGGGGGATTCTTTTCTAACCGCCTCAATGGCCCCTTTCATTTTGTCCGCACCGTTTTTATCTGCGCCTTCCTGATTCGACACCGCTTTAACAACGGCGGCACGAAGGTTTTTATCTGTCGCTGCTTTGAATGCGATTTTCAATAAAAGCTTAACAATCCACGACTTCATTTAAATATCCTCTAACAATTCAAAATGCGGCATATCCTGCCAGTCCCAAAGTCCGCCCCAGCTCAACTTATACCCGAGCATTGCGGCGGCCTGGAGCATTGCGGCGGCAACCATGGCCAAGTGATACTCTCGCCAGCTTGCGGCACCGTTAACATATGCGTAAACGTCCAAAGCTAAACCTGACTGGTGATTGCTTGGCTTGTTGTAGCCGTCACATTTAGATTTGCCATCTCTGAATAATTCGTATTGCTCGCCAGCGGTACGGATTCCGCCGTGCTCGGGGATGCCAAAATCAAACTTTGTTAGCTTTAGCGCAAGATTGGCAATCTCTATTAAACGGGGATCGACTCCGGCCATTCGCTCTAATGATGTACTGCTGAATTTAAAACTACTCATAAATATCTTGTCCATCCAAAAGCCCGAACACCGGCATAAATCGGCCTAACATGTCGCATCTCAACCCCTTCGTCAATCATGCAGAGCTTGAACTGCTTATCCGCATCGGCTCTGTCATGTTTGATATGATAGAGATAATCGTGCAAAAGCGCGGCACATCTTGTACGCCCTTTAAGCCATGCGTGTATACCCGGTATTGGCGGAATACTGTCAAGATTCGACTTGAAACCTTTCGGCACAATAAATCCGCGCCATTCCCAATCTTCCAGCACTAACCATAAGTCAGAGCCTGGTATCGGTTGAAGTTTTGGCCCTATCATAACGCTGCCATCAATAGTATTACCAGTTTCATGTTAATTTCCTTTTGGCTAGTACGTCCCTGTACTTGGTTCCCTTTTTATACAGAACCACCATAAACAGGCAGCTCAGCAAGCAGCCCATCTACAGTAGGCATAGTGCGATTACCTGCTACAACATCAGTCTGGATAGTACGTGCAGCTTCCCACACATCTGTCTGCCAAACGATTACATCATTACAGAACTGATAGTGGGTGTAGGTGGGCGTATTCAGATACTTAGCACAAGCATCTACGTTCTTGAACAATACACCTTGAGCTTCATTATAAGTATCAACCCGAGCTTGTATTAATGTTTCGATAGCTGTAACCATAGCATCAAGAGCCTGCTTATTAGCCTCAGCCTGTAAGTTAGCTAAGTGAGTAGCTTCTTGTGCAGCTTTAGTTACTAAAAAATCATTCTCGTCTGTGTAATCGCTGAACTTATCAACTACTAACCAAGCCTCAACCCAGTTACCTTGCAAGTCCTGCTCTACACCGTTTGGCTGTACGACTTGCAACTCTGTAATAGCTGGTTTAGGTGTGGGTAGAACAGGGTCAGCACCTACAGCATTAAAAGTGTTTTCTGTCCAGATCTTAGGTAAAACCATTGATCCGTTCAAAGACTTGATCAGTCTTTTTTGTGTAGTAATACTACCGTCAATTCGCATTCTAATCTTCATATCAACCCCTTACGCTGTAACGTCCGCACCAGCTGTAATTGTTCCGGTTTCCGTGTAGTCGGTACCCGCTTTATTGAATCCGAAATCTCCGGTATCTGAGAAATCCAGCGCAAGAACGGCACTCGGATTGTCAGCTAAAACTTGATCCATATCTTTCGGAAACCCTAACTGATCTGTGAATCTATTTTTATTCTCTTCTAGCGCCCAGTTGATATTTTCAGATGTTCCAAAATAGTACGCTACGACACCATTGTCGGTACCGTTGCCAATATTGGTCACAGTTACAGCGTTAGCATATGTTGGTGTCCAAGTTACGCCAGAGTCAACAGACAGCCATTTTACTAACGATTGGCAGAATATAGACCCTGTTAGATAGTTAGTACCGTCAACAACTGCACCTCTGGCAATATACTCACTCATTGACCTCGCTCCTGTAAGTGCCATATTAAACCTCCTCTGGATAAGGTACATGTTTCCATGTTCTCATCCTTGCTTTACGACTTACTGCTAAATCTAAACTGTTCTTGCTTATTCCATATTCTACAGCCATGTCTTTAGTCCTTTCGCCATTCTTGTGACGCTTTCTAATATCTATTACATCTTGCTCAGTAAGCTTTGAATGTATGCACTTCTCGCCTTGATAATTTCCATTTACATTGCTTTTATGAGCCTTGTTAAGCCCTGTGTCAAAGGCGTGTCTTTGGTTCTCAGATGAAGTACACCACTCTAAGTTACTTGATACGTTGTTAGTCTTGTTGCCATCTACATGATTAACCTCTGGTTTATTATCTGCATTATCTACAAAAGCCATAGCAACCAACCTATGTACTTGCATGAATTTACGCTTGCCGTCTTTATTTGTTATACCTATTTGCATATATCCGAACTTATTAAGCCTTTGAGACATCTCTTTAGGCTTACCTGTGTTGTTATAGTTAAGGCTTATAACCTTACCATCTTGTGTAATATCGTACTTTGGGAATTCTTCTAAAATCATTTCTACTCCTTTTATATTACACATTATACCATAAACTCCGTCAACCTCTAGCTTGCTCTAACCATTAACAGTAAAGTCCCCACTAGTACCGTAGTTCTTACCGGGATTATCAGCAGAGATAGGCATAGCGATTAGAGGTGTATTACCAGTCTCTTCAAGCACCTGACGTATAGGTTTAGGCTTGTTGGTATTGTAGTCCCAGAATGGGTTATCGGCTGATAGGTCAGTGTAGGTTGTGTCGAAATAGAGTTCACCTAATGTACCTCCGTTAAACACATTGCCTGTTGAAAAATAAGACCCAACATACGTCAACGCCGATGTGTCTGAAAATTCAATATCCGCATTAAAATCATCTTGTATGACTATATCACCAGAAACATCAACACCGTTGACAAACATATTTATTACAGTTGTAGCGGACACATCCACAGAGCACGACACGCTATATGAGATATTGGTACTCTGGCTGGGTAGCGTGTAATAAAATCTAACAACGTTGCTACCCCCTCCAACCCCTACAGCAGCAATCTGAATTCGTCCACTATTTAGATTGACGCTAAGCCGGGATAACCCAAATATATAGTCTCCAGAAAAATTATCGCTTTCAAAAATACAGCTAAAAGTAAATTGCTTTCCGTCCGGCGCGGTGACACTAGACCTGCTCAAATAATCATTACTACCATCAAACTCAGACGCAACGCAGTTATTTTGATTTGGCCCTCTCTGAGCGTCATCCAGAACACCGTTAACAACGAAGTCACCGCCAGTTCCTAGGTTAACACCTGCTGTATCAGCGTCTTTCATTGGCATATCAACAGATGAATCTAGCGTGATATTGGCGAGCCTACCTTTGAAATTCAAACCTATGTTTTCTACTGTATAACTACCTGATACTGATACGCGAATCCACGTATTTTTAGCTGTTACAGGCACTCCAAATGGCATAGTACCACTGACATAATAAACATCGAATTCTAGGTTTGTCCCTACAAATGACTGACCGTTCAGAAAGTCACTAACACCATCAAAACTAACGCCCTCGGCAACAGGTTCACCGCCACCTCCGGCTGAACCACTGGCAGCCATCAGTAATTTATTAGCGTTACTCATTACGCAGGCACTGCCATGTTCTGACCTGGAGTGAAACCGTCAGACGTAGTAAAACCATCATCAGTACTAAACACTAGAACGTCGCGGGCATCTGCTGTAGAGGTTAACGTAGGGGCGGTCAGATTATCCCAGCTAACACCAGAATGCAGGGTCAACACAAAGCCGCTAGCGCCAGCATCCTGAATAATATCTAATCGAAACGAGTATTCGACACCGTTAGCAGGAGGGTTTATAAAGCTCAAGGTTGTGTTTTCTGTCAGCACATGGGTAAATTTATTACCTAGGCTGCAATCAATAACAAGAGAGTTTGCAGTAGATGTAACCGTAGATCCGGCTTCATTAATGGCGGCGCTGAAGGTGTTGACTCCGGTAAAAGTGTTATCTGTATCGGATTTAACGCTAGTTATATCAGTCCAATCCGCTGTAACACCGGGCTCTGACAGCGTTACGTCTGCCAAATTGTTCTCAAGTCGCCAAGTTTTAGAGTTATGATCTACAGATGCAGGTTTACTTAATGCACCTGTCAGCGCTGACCACTCGCCTTTATAGTTTGCTATCGCCTCTGCCGATGCCGCAGCATCTTGAGCCGCCACAGCAGAGGATGCTGCGTTAGTTTCGCTTAAAGCCGCCGCTGTAGCATCATCGTTTACTTCAACGGCCAGCGCGTTGGCCTCTGTTGACCACGGGTTGTATTTCCCCATAGTGTCAAACGCTTTAGTGTCAAAAGTTGCATCATCATCAGACACTAACGGAGGGTTAAAAACTGTGGTAATAGCCATTATTGAAAACCTTTTATCTTAATTTGGGCCGGTGACGAAATAACAGGCTTGGCGGCAAGTATGGGCGTGTAGTCATCAAGCCATCCGTAAGTTGTCGCTATAGAGTACACCCCAAAAACCCACACTGCAGACTTAGACTCAAACTCTTTTAGCGTGTTGAACACAAGGTCTTGTCTTGATGTATCTATCTGAACAGATACAGATAAACGTACAGCTGGCAGTCTTGGAACTAGTATCGGGTATCCGAAATTTGTATCAAACTTTTTAACACTAAACGACTTTATTCTAGGCCTAACACCTGCATGCGTCTGGCCTATCAAAAACTCGTTACCGGGAACTATTAATCCTACACCGGAATATCCTGTGAACGTAATAGTAAGGATGGTGTCGTCAAATTTAGGCAGACCTGTAAACTCTATGTTTCTTACAGGCCTGCGCTCTCCAGACCTAAAGAAATTAGCCCAGCCGCCTCCTCTGTATCCGCCCGTATTTACTGTTTTACTATAGTCGTAATCAACGCCACCAGTTACCGTGGTAGCTGTAACCGTAACCTCTGTTGCATCAATGTTTTGCACGGACAGCGAGTTGTATCTAGTGCCTGTGGTTATTTCCCAAAACACAGAGCCAGAACCCACAGACTGATTACCTATAATCTCATCAAACGGCGCCATTAGATTGGTTGCACCAATGTCTGTCCAGCTCTCATTTCCTGATGCATTATTGGTTAGGTTTGCTGGAGGAGAATCACCTGTATTCGCTATAACGCACCTATACCTGCGCCCCTCAGCGGCAATGGATACAGTGCCATTAATAACGTAAGGAGTGGATACATTCCACTCCGGGTAGTCTGGCAGCTCTGGCTCTGGTATATCGGTATCGGTGATCATTGCCGGTGTAATGGCCACCGGCTTGATCATATAGGCTCTACTCATACTTGATTCACCGATACAGGCTCGTCATCTGTATTTATCCTGATTCCATCAACCTGGAAGTCGTCTAGTATATTTGCGGACTCATTGGATGAAATGCTTATTGATGTTAGCAATCCAGACATAGTTGCCTCCAGTCCTGAGATTTTATTTACAATACTACTAACGTCTATTGTAACAGGCTGACGGTATAAGTCAGCAGGGTTCATCATTGCCGATGTTTCTGCAGCGTTGAATATACGGCTAGGGCCGGTATTAACTATTTCTGCGCCATTCTCACCGACGAGCATAGGGCCGCCGGAGTGATCACCGCCAGATGCAAATGCAGGAAGACCCAATACTGCCGCTATCTCAGCAGGCGTCAAGTCAACACCGCTTGCTTGAGCTGACGCCGTTTCTAGCGGCTGATTGAATGCGCCTGTATCAATAACACCAATCGATCCTGATGGGTCTTGAAATACTGTTGAAACGCCTGATCCGCTACCAACCTGACTTATGATCTTGCTTTCAGAAAATGACCCGACAGATTGCGACGCCTGTAATTGAGATATTGAATTAGATAGAGCAACTAATGCATCAGCAACAGACATAACTGAATCATCAATACCCAGCAGTGCGTCAAGCTGGGCTTGATTTGCGGCGATAGCATTATCACGCTCTTCTATTAGCAGCTCTATTTGCCGGTCTGCCGATTCGTTCGCTTCAGTCCTGCCATCCTCTAGCTCCAGCAGGGTTTTTTCTTCAACCGATAATTGCTCCACTGTTTTTTGTTCTAGCGCTTTAATCTGATTTGCTGCCACGGCTTGAGCAAATGCAAAATCTTCCTGCGTTCTAAATTGGTCTTCAGATATATTGGTTAGATCCCCAAGCAATGATTCCAGCTCATCACTACCCGGCAGCGTACCACCTGCGATAATAGCCCCAATCCTTGAGCTGGCCGCTTGCTGCCTTGCCATATCTATTTCTAAAGATGACGCACGGACAGCTGAGGCAGATGACTTAAGCAGGCGCTGGATATCCTTCAGGTTTGATATCGTGCTTCTTGCTGCGTCTTTTCGCTGATCGGAAAGATCCTCTTCCGCTTCCTGCGTACCTCTAATCGCGTCAATCTGATCTTGATAGCTATCAGTCAATCTATCCGATTCAGCTGCAACGGCACGCTCTGCATCTGATGTAGCTCTATCAACCTGTGCAGCAAAGTCGAATAATTCAACGGCGGTTTCTTTCACTGCTTCAGCGATGGTTTCAACGCTATCAACAAACTCGTTTACAGATAATCCAAGGCCATCTGCAAGTGCTGCTAGGTTTTCAGGAGTCTGTCCAATCCCGCCAATAACACTAAGAAATTCATCAATACCATCAGCGGTTAAATTCAAGTTTTCAAGCGCCCGGTCTTGCTCAGAAACACCACGCAGAGTGTCGAGCAGGTCACGTAACCGGCCTAAATCACGCTCACTTAAACCGATATCGGCAACTGACGTTATTATATCAACTACATCCTGAACCGGCTCAACTGGCGGCGGCGGTAGTTTTGCAATAGCGTCATATGCGTTGAACGCACCTAGGAGCCCGTCGAATCGGTCTTTAAGCTTGGCTTCATCTGACGTTGTGACGAGATCAAAGAATTGCTGGAACGATAACGCTCCACTCTCAAGTTCGCTTTTCCAGAAATCTAAGCCGCCCTGGTCTGGCAATCGACCCAAAACATCTTGGTAAACCTGTGCTATCTGGATCCCCGTGTCACTCAGAGGCTCGACCAGCGTTAAGCCTGCGGTTGTAGCAGAATTATAGGCCGCCTCAAGCTCTTCGGCAGACACTCTCATGCCGCCGATAAAATTAATAACACCACGAAACTCGTCTTTAATACCGGCCATGATCCCCGGTAAATCCTGCCCCGACTGAGCGCCTTCTACTGTCACGCTTGAGGTGTCTATTGTTTCCTCAAGTTTTGCCAATGATGATTCTATAATACTGTTTGAATCTTCTATTGCGTTTGCTTCGGCTTTTAGCAAATTTGCTTGATCAGTAACGGACTCTGAGTAAACAGATAGCGCGCTGGCCGCCGCAAGATATCGCGCCAAACCTTCTGGCGTGAATGTGTCAGAGTCTTTGAATCTCTCGATTGAATCTCGCAGAGTTTCAAAACTAGTCTCGGTTGTAACGCCTATACTACTGAATTTCTCAAGATCAATAACTGCCGACTCAATTGCAGACTCTACCTGTTCCGAAGCTGAAAAAAAGTTTTCCGAGTAATTTGCTGTAAGTCTATTTAACTCTGCCCCTGCGCTCTCTATCCCAACCCCTGTTAAATCGTCAACCACCGAAAGGAGGGATTGAGTAAATCCGGAGACAGCCTCAACGTCTGCAGTGTTGAACCTGGATGTGAACTCGGCCAGCTCATCATCTAGCGCCGCCGCCTCTTTGAACAGTGATCTCAACTCGCCTTTAATGCTTTTAATCGCGCGGCCAGCAATAGCACCATCAAGCCCCTCAAGCTCTGACTTTAACGCTTGGTCTAGTACGGCAATCTCTTCTCTTCTGGAAAACAATACCTCAAACTGATCGGTGTATATCTGTTTGAATTCCTGCGTCTGCGCCTCTATATCCCCTGCTCCGTCGATAGTAAGATCTATAGCGGAAAGCGCATCACCGACCAACTCCGCATCACTAGCAAGCCGTCCGAAAGTTTGAACTGATTGCTCGCCGATTAGCCTGAAATCCTCAAGCGCCCCAAAAGCGGCCTCAACAGATTGATTTGAAAACTCAGATATTGCGGCATTCAAGTCTCCATTTTTTATTTTTATCTCTCCGGTAAAGGAGCCTATTCCTGCGCCGAGAGATTTTGCTGTATCAGACAACCCGTCAGAAACGGCATCGAATGTATTCTGTATAACGCCAATTGTCGCGTCATCGACAGCCTTTCTGTATGTGGTTGTCCTCTTATTCCATAAGCTTGTCTTTTTTATCGTCTTTGTACTGAACGCTTCTGCGATGGTGTTGCTAACAATATTTACATCAAATCCTTCTCCGATCTTTTGCTTTGATGTGGTTAATAGGCCGCCAATAGCGCTACCTGCCTGCGCCCCTTGAGTGGCCCCTTTAGCGCCACCGAAATAAGCACCTATTGCTGTACCGATTACCGTCCCCGCCTTCTGCAAATCGCTTTGGCTGTCGCTGGCAAGAGATCCAATTACCGCGCCGATAGCAGAGCCAACTTCACCACCTATCTGTTCACCTATCATCGCGCCAACAGATGTAAAATCTTGACGCTCAAGAGAACTGCTTAACGCCTCTGCAAACTCAAACCCGGTTTTCTCTCCGGCACCTCCGGCTTCGTCGCTTAGCCCTCCAAGCTCTGCAGCAATACCGCCTAGGCGCTTTTTGGTTGCCTTAAAATCTTCTTCTGATAACAACCCTTTATCGAAAAGTCGTTTTGCCTCTTCATATTCGCGTATAACGGCGCGAACAGGTCTAACAAGATCTTTAAATCTTTCAGCTGCATCTTTGTTTTTAGCTGCGAGCTTTTTAGCTTCTTCAGCAGCTTTAGCCTTGGCTTTTGCCTCTGCGTCTATCTCTGCTGCGGTTTTCTCGGTTTGCGTGGCCAGGCCTAGTGATTCTTTTCTGGCCTTCTCGTCAGCAACCGCTTTGGCTTCTATCTCTTTTCGGATGGCCTTTAGATTGGCTTTAAACTGTTCAGAGTAAGCGGGGGAATTTGCAAGATCATCAAGCGCTTGAATTTGCTCTTGTAATGATTTGTTTACAGCCTCATTGGCATCTTTTATGTCGCCAGATGTTACCGTGAAATTTGCAACCTGATCACTAAATGATGCAAGCGACTCTGAAGCAGATCTGAACCCGTCTGACACTGTGCCTGGTGTTATGTCAGCTAAAGCCCCCGTGATAATACTCCAGCCCTCTGCAACGTTCTCCAGCACAACCAAAAGTGGCTTAAGAGCAAAGTTAACAAGCCCCGCAACTGCATCAGCAGACTCTGCCATAGCGCCAGTGGCAGCAGCAGCAATTCTAGTCCACGACACGGCAGACAGTCTCATAGCCATCTCATAAGTCTGGATCACATCAAGAAGTACGCCAATAGCATCGACGCCAAACTCAACAAATGACTCAATATCGTCTTTGTCGAATGCTGCTATCATCTGCTCAACTTTTTCTTGCACCAGAATAACAGCAGGGGACATTTCAGCGGCAAGCAAACGAGATGCACCGCTAATAGCATTGCCCATATCCTCAAAACCTTCTGAGGCTTGGATTAGAGCTGTATTGTCGAACGATGATAGGGCGGCACCTGTTTCTAGCGATTTATCCAGCAGGCGGTCTAACTCTTCTGTGTTATCTGTTAGCAGCGGGAGTAAAAGTTTTGCATCAGAACCAAGGGATTCAAGAAAAAATATCTGTTCTGATCTACTTTCCACGTCTTGTAGGGCTTTACCTATAGCTCTAAGTTGGTCAGCAGGGTCTAGGTTCTGTAGGTCTTTGGCACTAACGGCGAGATTCTCGAAAATATCCTCAGCTTCACCGCCATCATTTGTTAGGAAATCACCGATTTTTTCAGATGCATCACTTAAAATGCCGCCCATATCCTCTGCAGTAAGTCCGACAGTTTTTGCGACTGCTTGGAATTGCTGTAGTTTTGTCGTGCTTATCCCTAAAGACTTGGCCAGATCATCGTTTTCTTTTACCTGTTCACCAACAACGGCAACAAGGCCAGCTGCAGCGGTAGCGGCTGCCGCCATTGCTGCTGCAATCTTTAATGCGCCATTTGCTACGGCTGGAAGGTTTGATGATAGATCTACGGTTCTTTTTGCACCCTCTTTTACCTCCTCAGAGTAAGTGCCTGCAGCAATCGCCGCCTCTCTCATCCCCTTAACAAATTGTCCATTTTTCTCTCGCATCTTGCCGGATTTATCGATAAACCGGCCCATCTCTTTGTCGGCATCGGTAAGCGCATTACCGAACCTGTCAACTTCAGCAGATGCCTTTTCGGATGCCTTCCCTACACTATCAGTTGACTGCTCAAGCTTTCTGGAGCTATCCGCCATCTGATCTAAATCTTTAGTGGCTTTCTTTACGCCAGAGGAATCAATTCTAATACCTAGCTCTGCAATATCTACCATATCGGCACCTCTAATCAATTGGTCTAATTGTAGCATTGTTGTTTATGATGTTGCAGACGTAAAAAAGCCCGGTCATTCCGGGCTAATCATCGAAAGCTCTATCAAAAGCGTCGTCAATTGCATCAGACAATGCAGCTTGATCTATCTCGCTATGTTTATATGTAGGATCTCTTTGGGCCGGATTTGATGACTTGTTATACCATGAAACATACTCCCGGCTAATCGCCATTATCAGCCTAACCTCATCAGGTGTTGGATCTATCTGCAGATTATCAATTGCTGCCCTTACCTCTTGATGGGTCAACGGAGACATTCCCATACCGCCAGACATGCACAAACCGATATCATTCAGCCATGCATCAATATGTCCATAACCTTCTACGACTGGCGGCTTGTCGCCTGGTCTTCTGTCGCCTCTTGTTTTTTGGCGCGGCTTCCACTTGTCGTCCGTTGTCGCTTGGAGCCAGGCGAGTTTTTGGTATTTCTGGATGATACCGAGCTGATCGCTCTTGCCTGCTTTTTTCCGGCAAAACTCAAAATCTGATTTAACAGCTCAAAGTTAGGGTCACTTAAAAGCATGTCTGATAATTTCTTTTTATCAGAGATATCCAGAGGGCTTTCGCCAACCTGAAGACACCCGGTATAACTGGTCACGGCATAGGCTGCTTGCAATGCGTGTTTCTGATCATCGGAAAGGACGTTACCCTCTGATTCCAGCCGATTTATTTCGACAACTGATTCTCTTAGCTCTTTTGATCCTGCGCCAACAATCATAAAGACTATGGCGTCTCCATTTTCGTCTTTTGCAGGCTCTCCAGTAATATGATCAATAAAAGGCATTGACTCGGGCTCTGAAGCGCGAACCATTGACGATAATTCATTAAACTGCATTGCTATTACCCTCAAAGCAATCACCCTGAAAAATGACTGGAGCGGCGCAGGGTGTGACGCCTTCGGTGATCAACCTATCCAGTCATAATTAGATTAAGGGGTTGGAAGAACCTTAAATGGCTTTTTCTCCAGCTCAACCGTAAAGTTAGCCATGGTAACATCATCAACGCCGCCGATGGTGGTCTGTAAAGACATTACCTTGCCGACAAAATAGCGCTTTGCACCAGACTGTGTTTGTGCGTAGAAAGAGAAGGATTCGTCTGAATCTTCTGCAGCTTCTAGAATAGGGATGCTTACATCGTCTTCAACCAACGCAAGCGAGATATCAATGGTGCCGTTATCACGCGAACCTTTGATTTTTACAACATCGATATCTTTCAAAGGATTGAAAGTAACCGTGTTACGGCTTGCGCCAAATTGCGGGATCTGGTCTACATTACCAACAATCTGATAAGTACCGGCCTCATACCCTGACTGATCGAAAGTGGCCGGGATAAACGGCGCGGTAGTCAATGCAAAACATGATCCTGCAGATGAGCGGATTTGATCAGTCATATTAGAATTCCTCCAATGTTGCGACCAGTGTTGCGCCGCCAGCTAGCGTTACGGCACCAACAAGCCGATTTTCAATCGTATTTAATTTAACAGATACTTGCTCACCTGCTGGCAGAGAGGCGTGAAGCTGCAGAGGAACTGTATTATCGACAGTCTGATCTGAGCCTGGTACTGGGAACGTCGCACTATTTGCGTCACCAGTAATGGTTACAGGGCCGACAGCACCAACGGTAGGGTTGAAAATTGTTAAAACCTGGTTTTTTGACGGATCAAAGACAACTGTATCTGTCGAGCCGTCAAGCGTAATTTGCGTCGGAGTAAATACCCCTGACTGATTTAGCGTTGTACCTGTAACTGCAGGCATGGTAATTACCTCTAATAAGTCAATATCGACATTGGTATTATATGATAACACGGTAACGAATTCTAACGGGGTACATCCACCAGGCACCATTATCTTCCGCAGGGCCTATGCTTGGCATCCTGTCGATTCTTACTCTTGATGTGCTTTCTGTAAGCTCAGTGCCTCTTGAGAACTGGCTTTTTATTTTTCCAGCCTCTTCCATCGCTGCGGGAGCACCATAACCATCCGGAACAAATACGGATACCTGATAAATACCTAGGTACTCGTTAGGGTCGTTGTCTCCGAGTGATACCGGGGCGGTTTCTGCAGGTAGGATAAACTCCTGAATAAAAACTTGGCCATTAACAGGCTTAACCGTTCTGCCAGCCTCCCATGATGTTACGGTAGGTAGCCCTGGAGTGTTAAACAGATGCTTTGACAGCGCTATTCTTATATCTCTATCGACGCTCATCTATCACCGCCTGTCTGACTGCCCGTTTAAATTCTGTCACTGTCACACCTACCATTCCCGCAGGAGCCTGAGCGCTGAACCCGTTAACCGTTTTCTCCGTACCGGGCTGAGGGTATCCGCCGTATTCTAGTTTGCGGATGTAGGGCAGACCGTTTGTTAGAGTGAATGAATCACCTAATTCTAACTGAGCGGCTTTCTGCTCAACTACCTGCATTGCTGCCTGCTCTGTTTTTGACTCGCTCACAGATCCGTCTAGTTCATTAATTGCAGCATTCCAGTTGCCACGCGCTCGACCGGTCTTTACCGGAGTTCTCTGGATAACGCTGGCGAATATTTGAATTCCAGCGGCCGCAACAATATCACGACTAGGCCGCTCGACTTTATTATCAATAAAGTCCTGCATCTGTTGAGCAAATGATCTGGCCATTAGATTCTCACCTGTAAAGTATAAATTACAGTGGTTCCGGCTGGCTCCAACGGCATAACATCCATGACTCTGAACGTTTTACCCTGAATCGGAACCGTCATTTCAATCTCTGGTGCATCGTTAGTAGCCTCAAGAATTAACTTCTGATCACCCATTACGATGTTAGTACCATCAATTTCAGACCGCTTATACTCAAGCGCAACGCCTTTACCGGTAACTGTTAGCTCAGTAGTACCGGGCAACGGATCGCCAAATTGATCCTGTCCGCCTGAAACACTGGCCTTGGTAAATGTTAAATCCTGGCCGAAGTTGGTTAGTAGCTTTCGAGCTGTAGCGGCTGATTTAGTGTAATTAAAGGCCATTAGGCGCGTACCACGCTGATTTGATTGCCGCCACCTGATCCGGTAACTAGCTTGGAATATGCCCGGTTGATCTCAGGGTTGTAAGAGCTAGAACTTGCCCCGTCTTGATACTCAACCTCTAGCACATCAACTTTTTCCCGTTTAACCGCAGGCTCAACTGTTGCCAATGGATCAAGGCCAGCATCAATAGATAAAGCCGTAACGTACTGGGCCGTAATCATCTCAATAGCAATAGAGTCAGAAGGCACGCTGTAACCGTCAATTACCAGGCCTGATCTAGGGTGCTGTAGAGGCTGTACACCGGGCTGAACTTTCGACCCCTTGTAATCTAGTGTTTCTGCGTAATCCATCGCTCTAATGAGCAACTGAGATAGATCACCGGCAATTACAGTGCCCCGTGCATCTGCATAATCCTGCAATCCAACCTCGTCACCATAGCTATTAGCCAGAGGGTTATCACCGCTTCCCGTTTCAACAATTACAGCCATCAATCAAGCTCCCAATACTTTGGTCTAATTGTAGCACGACTGCCATCAAAGGTAAGCTGTGGGAAATTTTACAATATGGTGCCATATGAAACTGATAAACGGCGATTGCATAGATTCAATGATCGGGATACCTGATAAGTCAGTCGATTTAATATTAACAGACCCCCCTTACGGTACCACTAAGTGCAAATGGGATTCAGTGGTACCGCTTGATTTAATGTGGATACAGTTAAAAAGGATAATAAAACCTGGTGGCGCGATAGTCTTAACAGCTAGCCAGCCATTCACTAGCGCCCTAGTTATGAGCTGTCCAGAATGGTACCGATATGATTGGGTATGGGAGAAAGGTAATGCGACAGGATTCTTTAACGCAAAGAAGATGCCTTTAAGGGCTCACGAATCAGTTCTTGTATTTTACGATAGCCTGCCTACATATAACCCGCAGAAAACAAAAGACCACAAAAGAAGTACGGCAAAGAAAAAAGTTGTTGAATCCGAATGCTACGGGAAGGATGTATCTAAGAGTCTTTACGACTCGACAGAACGGTACCCAAGAAGCGTTCAATTCTTTTCCAGCGATAAACAGAAGGGGAATTTCCATCCCACCCAAAAACCAGTGGCTCTAATGGAGTATCTGATAAAAACCTACACAAACGAAGGCGAAACGGTTTTGGACTTTACAATGGGCAGCGGTACCACCGGTGTTGCCTGTGTAAATACAGGCCGTGAATTTATAGGGATAGAAAAAGACATTAATTATTTCAAGACGGCAGAATATAGAATCAATAACAATTCATAGCCGTACCGTACCACTGGTAAAACTCTACCCCGTTAACAGTTAAAAGGTAATTAACCATGGCTAGATTAGCTAAAATTTGGACAAATGAATTCGACAACAAAAAAGAGATCCGCATTGACTGGGATAACGACAGGCACCAAAGCCTGCAATTGGTAGACGGCAGCCCTGAAGAAGTTATCATTAAATTAAAAGAGATGGCGCGCCTGCTAGAGCGTGAGCTTGAGGTTGGTAACCTTAATTCATAGCAATCTCATAGAACTGCACCCAAGGCACCCCGTTAACCTCTTCTACAACAATGTTCGGCAGTGATGGCTTCTTTTTAAACCCGCTGCCGTACATCTCCAGCCAGTCCGATATAAACTGGTAGTGATCATCCATACCAACATCAATCATTAAATTCTCGCAGGTTTCCCACTCTTCCAGTCTTAGCTTGCATACCGTTAACCTTTCACCCTGCTCTTTCAGCTCAACCATTGCCGATGTTATTGCATGACAATGTTCAAATGATTCAGGACATAATTCAGAGATTGAATATTCATCAACGTGGTTAACGTTGTCTGAAATGTTTACTTTGTTCTCTCTGTACTTTGTTTCTTCTTTACTTTGTTGTGTTGGATCCACCGTTGACGGTTCAACCGTATACGGCAAATCCGTAAACGGTACAATGCAGACCTGAATATCAATACCTGTAAACTTACCCCTGGTTCTTTCCTGCTTAGTTTTCTGAATGTAACCGTTCTGCTCAAGCTCCTTTAATATGGCCCTGCAAGAGTCTCTGCGGGAATGTTTTCGGGATCCTTCAGTCTGATTAACCAGATCGGAAAGACACACCTCCCAGTCTTCAGGCTTGGAATAGAGGTACAAGAGCATTCCTCTTGCTTCCCATGACAGATTGGTATCGGTGGCGGTTTTATTGGGCACAACAGAATAGGCAGACTTGATGTCTGTGATTTTGCGGACAGTCATTGTATAATTCACTCACATATCTAATGTTTAACCCGCTAGGAGTTGGCGCTCCTTTGATGCGGGTTTTCTTTTTCCTGTCTATTCTACCATATCTTATTAGACCTTCGTATACGTGAAATTACATCAAAGCTTACTTGAAATAATATAATGGAGCGGTTATTATAAGATTTCACACGAAGGAGATTGTTTTTATATGAGCAACCATACTTTATCGGTAGATTTCTTTGGCAATACAGTCAGAGCTCAAACCGACGGAAGCCGGGTATGTCTTAATGATTTGTTCATGGCTGGCAACGCTTACCGGCTATCAAACAGCAAGCCCGCGCTACAGATGAGCTCGTTTCTTGGCTCAAAGTCTTTAATTGAATATAAGGAAGCCGCTGCAGAAGAGTGGAACATCCCGAAAGAAGACTTTATCAAGAAAGAGGGCAAAGGGGCCAAGACAAGAACTTACGCCCATATAAGCATTGCCATGCTTGCGGCCGAATCTATCAGCCCACGATTTCATGCCCACGTACACCGGGTATTTGTAGAGGGTAAGCTATTAGAATTCCGTGAGCGGGGCGGTACTGAGTTTATGAAGCTTAATGCAGCTATCGACCAGTATCTTCCCGGCCGTGACGGCAAAGATAACAAGGGCGTATTTATCCAGACCGCCAAACAGTTGCGCGGCCGTATTATTAGCCATGACTCAAAAGCGGGCGACTGGGATTTTGCCTCGGTTGATCAAACGCATATGCGCTATGACTGGGAGCACAAATTATGCGAGATGCTGCGCCTTAGCCTTATCCGTAACTACGACCATCTGAAAGAAATCATTAGCAAACTGTGAGGTGCGGCATGACGACAATAAAGGCAAAGTTAATTCAGGCAGATGTGGCTAGAATCAATTTCCATGTAAATCTTGACACCAGAGGCTCTACTGGATTTGAAACAGACGTAACCCTTGAGAATAAATACGGGAATGGATGGACGGCTGAAATGATGTTTTGCGATATGCCGGCACAGGAAACGCCAGAGGAAGCTATCGACAGAATGGGCCTTTACCTTCGATCTATGGCCAAAGCAATGAAGGGGCGGAATATCAAGCACCTTAACATTGACGAGTTATTTAAACCGGTTCACAAGTAGCAAGGCTTAAGGCAAATCAGTATGCAGATGCGGTACGAATTCCAATGATAGGGGAAGGATAGAATGGTTATTACAACACCGGAAGAAAGAGCGCGCTCAGCCAATGATGTTAACGAGGTTCAAGAGGGTGATATTTTAGATATCGCAAAGTTTAACGCACTTCCAGGCCCTGTGACCGCAAAGATGTGCGGCGGAAGTGAGCTATGGATTGAATCGCTGTGTGTTAAAACCGGTTTAATGAGGCTAGATGTTTGCGGAAAAATTGATCGCTGTCACTTTAGCGAGGTAATTGAGCTAATAGATATCAATAACTGCAAGCATGATCCTGATGATTTCTGGATTGAATCCAATCAAAGCGACTAAACCCCGCAACCCGGCACGCGCCGGGCTTGCGACCAACAATTATTCCGATGATAACAACAGAGTGAATATAGCAATGAGTGACGAGCAGCGAATAGAATATTTTGGCGCCCAAGACGTGATAGATCCTGAAAACGAAGATATAACTCTTATATCAAGCCTTCCAGGGAATAATGAAGGGTTTCTGTATATAGCAGAGCAAAAAGGTCGGTATTTCTGGTCTATTAGTTATTGCGGCGAAATGGATTGGCAGGAGATAAGCCGGGATCTTTACAGCGAAATTAAAAAGCACCAAGAACCCAAGGGGTAGGAATATGAATGTATTAAGCTACGGAGCAGGCACAAACAGTGTTGCAATGCTGGTAGGGTTTAAGCAAAAAGGAATTAAGCCTGATGTTATTTTATTTGCTGATACCGGCGGGGAAAAGCCGGAAACCTACGCGCATTTAGAAATTATGCAGAAATGGTGCAAGGATAACGGGTTTCCCGAAATATCAATTTGCTCAGAAAAGCAGACTTTAGAGCAAGATTGCCTGAACAGAAACGCACTGCCTGGGCTTGCTTACGGGTTTAAAAGTTGCAGCGAACACTTCAAAATCAGACCGCAAAAAAGATGGTTAAAGCAGCAAGGTATTAAGGTTGATGTGTTTTTTGTCGGTATAGATGCAGATGAAAGCCATCGAGTCAAAGACGACAGCAAAACGGAGTTCCCGCTTTATGACTGGGGGTGGGGGCGAAAAAAGTGCATAGAAGCAATAAGGGCTGAAGGTTTGCCGCTGCCAGGAAAGAGCAGCTGTTTTTTCTGCCCGGCAATGAAGGCGCATGAGATTAGAGCCCTTTCAGTACAGCACCCAGATTTAATGGATCGTGCAATAGCAATGGAGAAAAACGCAGACTTAACAGTTAACAAGGGGCTTGGACGGACTTATGCATGGTCTTCACTTATAGCTACAGATGACATGTTCCCAGATATGTATTTGGAAACGGATATAATTTGCGGGTGCTATGACGGCTAGCCAAAGAGCAGGTTAGCGTTTATGCGGAAGCGGTTAGGGTTCCGAGGATAGGGGAGTAAACATGAGTAATTCAAATAATTCCGATGCAATTGCTTTAACTGTAAAAGCACTCGAATTTTACGCAGAACAAGAGCATGAGCAATTATTTAGCAATGACTGTAACGCTGAAAGATTTACAGAAAAAAATCCAGCATACCAGGTTCATAAAAAAGGCTGGACAGAAGATGGCGCCGTCTGCGTAGAGGATGGCTCTGTTGCCAGTGAGGCGCTTGAGGCTTTGCATCAGATGCTAGATGGCGATTCTTAGCAATAAACCAAAGTCGAATGTCTAGCGAATGTCTAAAGGGTGATAATGGCTAGGCTTTTAAAGGGGTGGCCAGTGATCTATATCGATTCTTTATTAAGGCAAATGATCCGAGCTAGCTTTTACATGGCGGCATGGATATAAATAATTAACGAGCAAGAAGATAAAATTAAGGGTGATTTATGTATTTAGTTAAATATCAAGACGGAATGTTTATCGATGCAAAAGAAATAGATTGGCTGGAAATTAAGCCGGGAAGCGTGAAGTTCAGCATTAAATCAGATCCCGGTGGCCGATATAACGTAGCCGAACAGTATCATGTTTCATTTTTAAACAAAATGCAGTTGATAAACGCGAATGGATCTTGTGATCTTATGGCAGAGTACAGTGAAAAGGAGGCAGGAGATGAGCGAGACTAAATTTACACCGGGGCCGTGGGTGACAAAACAAAATGGCCGTTATATTGATTGTGACGGCTGGCATGCTGAAGATGCAAACTCAAGCATGTCTGGATTCGTTGGAGTTTCAGACGAATATGGTAATGTAGCGGCACTGGTAGTTGAATCAATTGGTGGTGTGCAAGAAGAGCAGCAAGAGGCAAACGCCAGCCTGATTGCCGCTGCTCCTGAGATGTATGCAGCACTAAAGGAAGTGGCAGACCTAATTGTCGAATCCGGGATGGATTTGACTTTTGATCTAGATTCTATTCAAGAGGCGCTGGCCAAAGCAAGGGGTGAATCATGAGCGGATGGAAAAACTTACTCTGGGAAGATCCAGAAGAGGGTAGAGTTTATGATGTTTGGATTAATACAGGTCGCAGAGCTTTAAATATGACGTTTAAAAATGGTGAGTTCTACAATTGCCATGGCCACAAATATAAAGTGTCTGGCGTAACAGTAACCCACTACATGCTGTCGCCCGGTGCGCCAGAGGATTAAAAGAAGCCCCGTTAAGGGGCTTTTTCTATAACGCTAAATAGATTCAAGGCTCAGCGTTTCAATCCAAGTTAGATAGACAAGAAAGTCTGTCGCCTGATTTGAACGGTTGAACGCTTCAAGCACAAACACGGTATCAACCGGCTGAATACGCAAATCCTCGCCGCCAAGAAGGCCGCCTGGAGCTGATGCACCACTACCAGATGTTGGTATCTCGGTATAATCAAGCTCTACGCCATTGGCAACAAGATCTGAAGGCAGTGAAATTCGATCCCATCCAACCAGTGCATTGCCTGAAATATAAACAGGGCCCCCGGTCGAATTGATATCTGTCACGCCACCGTAAACCCGGTATTCAATACCTCCAATATCAAAGCTAGATAAAGTGCGGCTAAGTAATGCTGAAATAGTCGGATCAGAAGGAATTGAGATAGCCCAGTAAGCCTTCCCGCCAGCCGAAATATTTACCCGATCATAACCCCTGCGAAAGGTGCCGTCACGGTTAGCCTTTTCTGACAAAGATGCACAATAGGTCTTTAGCCTGCGGTCTCCCTCCGCACCTGTGGCTAGCTGGCTATTAAACCAGCTATTCTGGTAGTCCTCTGCCATATTTAGAACTCCTTGCCAGAGAATATAGCCCTGACACTCTGGTTTGACGATGTAGGCATATAAGCTAAAACATACTCATCTGAATTGCCGTCAATGTCAGCACCGATAAACGAAAGGAAGTTGTTCTCAAGATCAGTGGCAATACCTGTTTCAGCGGCAGGTGCAGCAGCAATAGGATCGCCAGAAGTGACAAGTTGCGTACCATCGCCAACCCCGGCTTGAACATTACCAGAATCTGAATAGCTAAGGGCAGATGACAAGACGGGGTTCCGGTAAACCATTACGATCCCAAAATCATTGCCTGTTGTATTCACAATCGAAGCGCTTGAAATTTTGATCGGGATATTTTCCCGGCCAGATCTAATTTTCATACCTTTCAAGGCGTAAATAGTACCGACAGAGTTTGTTGTCACTGCATCAGTTATCGGTAGAGTGAAAGACTTGCCTATCTGCTCTATTGCACCCTCTGTGGCCACCTGAGAGCAAATTGCATTCATCTGACCAGTACCTGTCGTGCTTCTTATCTCGTAGCGTACCGAGTGACACGGAGAGTCAATAAAAGTACCTTGCGCATTACCGGCCCACGGCTCCTCATGAGCAAGAATAAATCCCATATCCGTCTTAATGAAAAGTCTAAGGCCTGTACCGCCAAGCCAAAGGAAGTCGAAAAAACCAACCGTGAAGTTAGACCAATTGTAATCTTGAAGCAGACCGTAATTAGTCCAGTCTTCAAAATTAATCGACATCGTCGGAGTGCCGCTTCTGAATGCCTTGATAGCTATTTGACCGCCATTATTCTCCAGCCAGAAGCCATCATAATTAGAATCGTAAGGCGCAACATTGACGGAAGAAAAATACCCGACCATATTTAAAAAGCCCGGATCAGCATCAATATTGTCAGCGGTAAATTCAACAATAGTCGGCTTGCCTGATGCGTAAGGGCACTTATAACGCCCCCTGCGTACAAGGTATTCCCCAATAGCTACTGACAGGGCGGTTTGATTAGTAGAGAATACGGCGGTTCCGGTGCCCACATTCTCCCAGATACGATCATCATCAACGTCAAGCGTCTTTCCATCAAACAAGGTTGTCAGCTGAGATACGCGCGCCCTACCTCCTGGGTCAATACCTTCAACCGCCGCAGATGTTGACGACGTGCCAGAATTGACCGTCCTTAATGCCCCGGTGATAGGGTCTACAAGCCCAGAGTTAAACCAGGAATTTTGATAATCTTCAGCCATATAAACACCAAAAAGCCCCCGAAGGGGCCTTCCATTTACTCAGCAGATGCCGGGCGGGTTTTCTTTTCAGCTTCAACCCCAGAGACTTTTTTTAGCAGCTCAATTTCTGCCTTGTCCTCTGTGTCGTAGCTGCCCTGGCGGAACTTAATAACCTTGCCGCCAAACATCACCATCTTGTCTGGCTTGACCGATGTAAACCTCATAGCTCAACCCCTTATGCCGGTGCAATGTTATAAAGACGAGCCATATTGTTTTTGCTCTGGCGAATCTCCATAGCGAAATCGCCAACAATACGGACGCTTTCGCCATCCTGACCTTTTTGGGTTGAATCCAGTGTACGCCAGTTTCCGCCGTTTTCACCGTTGCCAGCACCCATAGGGATAATGTTAATAGAGCCTGAATCAAAGATCATCAACTCATCATCTGACAGGTTAGTATCAACTACAATGCGGTTAACATTACCCACCAAAGGCAAGTCGGTTGGCAGCTGCAGAACAGAACCCTCATCGGCCTGCCACTCACCTAGGCGCTGGGAGCTGTAGTTAGCAGATACCAAGGCGTTCAGCTTACGAGCCTGGCCAATACCAACAGCAACAGTGTCAGCCATGCCACCAGTAGCCACAATCTGAGCGTTCAGTGTGTTAATTTGATCCAGTGTTAGAGCAGCGGCAGCGTTATCAACAGTGATAGCACCAGGTTGATCGGTAAAGAATCGCATACCACCAGTATAAGTATGTTCTTTGCCGCCAATAGTTGCAGTGGCACGACGACCGCGAACCAGCGCCCGATCCATCTGGATTGTCAGCTGCCGAATACGCTCTGAAATCTGGAATGCAAGATCATTTGTTGCGCCAAATTGCGCCGTTGCTAATGCACGGCGGGAGAATTCAACGGCGGTATCCATGGTCTGAAAGTAATTTTCGACCTTATCAGGTTGGAAAATACCGTCATTCTCTGCTGTAGAGTTCTCTTCGCGCGACGTAGAGTCAATGGTCAGCGTAACGTTATCAGCGATATCTGCAGCTGTAGTACCACCAAACCCGCGAACGACCGTCAAGTCATTGCCGGTCACGGCAGTAACAAGAATTACCTCATCAGAACCAGCGGCACCGATAATCATGCCGGGACGGAACTTGGCACCATCATCAACCGTAAGCGTGACATCTGCAGCCAGTTTTGCGCCGTCAAGATCAGAGCTGGTTGCATCGATCTGGAAATCAAGCCAGCTCATCTTATAGCCATCAAAAGGCGATCTAGCAGCACCAAAGCCACCAATAACACTTAAAATGCCGGTACGGTTTGACCGGGCTATATCAAACGCTGCGTTAACAACTTCATCGTTTAGTGCTGCGGCCAAAATACCGCTTGTTTGTTCGTTAGCCATGGGGCTTCCTCGTTAACTAAAATTGAGCCTTAATAAAGCCTGTTAGGTCGCCGTTTGCTTTTGCATCAGCGCCTTTTTGTGTCGCAGCAGCACCACCGCCACGATTACCAGCAGCCCCGCCGCCGTTAGAACCTAAGCCGTCAATCAAAAATGGATATTTTGCTTTCAAGTGCTCAGATACTTTTTCTTCTGTAACTTCTACGCCGCCGATTTCGTACTTAATTCCATCTTCGGTGTGTTTTGCGAATTTCTCAGCCTTTTCTGCAAGGATCTCTGCCCTACCTGGATCTGTCTTTGCCAGCTTTGAGCCGATAGCACTTGCAGCAGACTTAACCTTTCCTTCTTCACGCTCTCTTTCAAGGGCGGCTACTCTTTCGTTTGCATCGGCAGCTTTTTTCAATGCTTCTTTGGTATTGGCTTGCTCCAGCTCATAAAGCGACTGAAATTGCTGATTGCTTTCAAGATCGCTTTTTTCTTGATCTCTCTTCTGCTGCTCAAGCGCCGTTAACCGTTCGGAAACTTTGACCTTCTCACCTTTCAGCTCATCGTTTTTCGACTTTAAACCGGAGATCATCGCTTGGACTTCATCTTCAGTGTAAGTTTTCTGCTCTTTCGGCTGCTCGGTTTGCTGTTGGCCTGTATCGGTATTAGCCGTCTGCTGTTCGGTGTTATCTGTATCTGTACCGCTCATCATTCACCCCTGGTGTTAGATGTTTGAGCCTCTGGCTCGGTTATTGAAAGTATAGCACTGTAAATAATTATTTACTAAATAGGCGGCTGATGCTCAATCATAACGCCAAGAGTTTCATCATCGATCCCATTTAATAGATCAGAAGACTCTCGAAGATAATTGTAAATAACCTGACGAGGGATATCCCCAAGAGCAGCCAAAGAAGAAAGCTGCTGCAATAACTGAGGGTCTAGCCGAACAGGGAAAAAGTTTCTGTTCAGCTCAAATTCAACTTTATCAGGATCGCCACCCATAAACATGGCGCACCACTTCAAGACCTGCGTAAAACCATCGGAAACATTCTGAGCAATCACGTTCATGACAGCAGCATCGGAAGCAGCCCTGATTATTGCTGCTTCTGCTGTCTCTGTGCCTTTCTGAGCGCCGCCTGAATTAACACCTAGATCATACAGGGTGTTTTTAATATCCTGCGTCAGAGCTCTAGCGATAGTGTTCTCTTTCTGGGTGAATATTTCTGCATTGCCGCCCTGGGTAATAATTGCATTGCGATTACCGACTTTGATCATAGGGTTTGCAGCTGAAAAATCAGCTGCATTAGTCAGCCCGGAATCTATATGCATAGTACCCTGACCTCCAACAAATCCGTTTTCAGCGCAAATGGCAAACATTTGATAGTCAGCAATATTATTAGCGCAGATATCAGATGCTGGGGCAAAGTCGCAATCAGGGTTGTTATCTTCAGATCCGACAAGAACAACCGGGATTTCTTCAGCGGGAACGCCGTTAAAGATTATCTCTTTAGGATCGCCTAAAGCGGTTGTTTCTCGGTAAACTTGGAACGTTACTCTCTTGCGCCCGTCAGACTCGACCAGCCTATAAACACGAAACATATTTATAGCTGTTCGCGTGAACTCGTCCGTCATGTCGTAGTCAATTTCATGCAGGACAACCATGGTCAATTGGCCATTAACATCACGCCAATTTCTAACCGATAAGGCTGGATATGTTGCGATATAAGCCTGAAGACCCTCTGACTGTTCGGCGGTTAATGCAACAGGGTTCCCGTCCTCATTTAAAGGCATTTCAATATCAGGGAATGTTGCAACCAAAGCATAACGACCATTAAGCCAGACGTTGCCAACAGCTCTTTGACCCATTGTTTCAAGGGTCACATTACCGTTATCGGCTTTCTGTTTGATGTACTCAAGCTCAGGAGGAAGCGTTACAACAGGAGGCCTCCTGAATACCTTGCCAACTAAATCACGACGCTTGGTTCCAGTGTAGTTAGTGAACAGCGCAGACGTTAGAAAGTCTTTGTATCGCTCTTCGTTATCCTTCTCCGGCATGGGCAAATACTTATCCTTGCCTTTCTTGATCGCAATATCTCCAGCATCACAATCATTGTTGCGCTGCCATTCGTCTTTCTTCTCTGTATATTGCGGGTGTTCTGCGTTGACTGGCATTTTATATCCGTCAATTAGACTTTCGGATATTGTAGCATATAGCAGGTGTAAAAAAACCCGGACAGTGCCGGGTCTTTGTGTTCGCTATTAGTCAGGGTAATTAAGCGGCATCCAGTGAGTTACTTTCGTTGACTCAGATCGAACAAAATCACCCGATCTTTACCAATACGCCCCTTGAATTGCCAGCCTGAAAACATCACCGGAATCAGTCAGTGCGATAACATCCCTAGACCATTCGCCTTTCTTTGATTCAGGCAGTCTATCATTACAATCAATCCAGCCGTCCATCACACCACTCCTTTAGCCATCAGGTAGCACTCTGCCATTCCTCGACATGTATTTTCTGACTCTGACTGAAAGTCTGCCTCCTCTCCAAATATACCTGTGCCTTGGCTGTCGATAACGATCATAAATCCGCTATCTTTAAGATCAGCCATCAGATGTCCTGCGTCTGCCCAGTTGTTGCACCAGTCTGAATACCTATCTACTCCGTCTTTATCTGTGTATGAAATTGCCCCATATCTAACCTGGCCGTCATAATCTTCTGATCCATGTAGAATAGCTATTTGCTCGTTTATATCAAAATCCGACACCTCAGATAAATTACTCATCTATCACCCTCACAATTAAACTATTCGATAACATCTATAGCTCTACAAACGCACCGTCTAAGCCGTACCTGCACCCATCGTGCGCGCAATAAGCTTTAAATGGATCGTTAGGGCGTAACACTTTATCTACAATATTCCAGCACCGGCTTCCTGGATCATTCTCACGCCACCCCGGATACCAAATGGCAGCGCCAACAATAATATCCTCTGGCACAGCCTCTCTTAGATTTCCCGGTAGCTGTGCAAGCTCAGCGTCTCTCTCTGCGGCGCTTTCAATATCGTTTGCCTTTTCTCGTAATTCGTCGGCTTTCTGTCTTGCATCCACGTACTTTTTTACAAAACTCATATCAAATCCTCAATATTTATAACACTGCATTATCACCACACCATACCATCACGCCGGTTTATTGGTATTCGACGTTAGTTGTGCTTTGTACAGTACGGCCATCTCACACAGCCGGTTGAATCGCTTCGTATGGTTTTGAGACATCCGTTTTAATGAGTCAACGCTAAACATGGTTATCTCTGATAGCTCGGCAAGACTTTTCAGTCCTGCCTGCTTTGCTATTACCGCTGGAGTCATAGCGCCTCGCAATAACGTTTAATTTTATCTAGCACCTGCTGATTAGCAGTCCTGTTTGGCACTCTATTACCCCAATCACCAGAGCTAACACTACCTACCAACTGAGGAGCACCGGACACGCCTCCATAATGAGTAATTTTAAAAAAACCTCCCCGATCTACCTTTTTAAACCTTCCTTGCACGCCTTCTACTGTGTAATTACCGAATGATTCTTTGATATTCATACCGACACCTTTTTACTGTATTCAATTGAAGCACCATCAACCGCATTATCATCCCAGCTAGAGATAAGAAATACACCTCTCATTTCAATAGCTAGCTCTGCGTCTGCGTGATCGGAGAATATAAATTCAATAACAGCCTTAACACGGTCAACTTTTTTCATAGCAAGATTAACAAATCTATCTATCTCGCCATTAGACTCATCCAGATAATGCTCTACCTCGTCCTCATATCTTTTAAGCTGGTCTTTGGCAACTTTATTCCATCTAGCTTGGCCGTCTTTGATAATATCTTCTGCCCATGCAATCTGTTTTTCCGAACCTTTCATATTGCCACCTTTTTTGATAACCCATGCCATGCGTAATGCTTCAGCGAAGAATTCAGAAGCCTTGCCGCCGAACTTAATGACTGCTTCTTTTGCGATTTCCCAAGCTTTAGTAAATACGTTCATGGCTGCGTTTCCGTTGTTGTTTGTCGTTGGTATGGATATATAATAGTGCGGATAGACCTAAGAATCAATAGAAAAAGTGCAGATAGGCCGATTATTTTAATTAAACAAAGGTGGCGGGCATAAAAAAGCCCCAATTAAGGGGCTTAATGTTAAATACCGTGCTTTCTAAGCAGCCGGTTTAGGCCGAGATAGGAGTGTTTTGGCGTTATTGTTGAATGTTTTTAACCATAAAATAACCGTGATCAACCCAGTTAGAGTAACGATCGCCAGAAATCACACCGTAAATCAAACACAAAAAAGTCATCATAACTACTGTAAACGGCCTATCATTTATATCCAGCAATGCCTTTAAGGATACCAACAAACTGATAATCGACCCCGAAACAAAAAACCAGTCGGCAAAAATATAATCACTCATAGCATCACCGCCTTGTCGTAGAAATAATTAGCAACCTCAGATGTCAAAAATGACAATAATAACAGGGCTAGAGAGGTAGGAAGGTTGATAACAGCCCGTTCAAACAATCTTACTCCCTCATGGAAAAGTATCTCCACGGAAAAAATAACCCCTAACGCCGATATCAGGGCGGAAATATTAGCAAGGGCAAAAAATACAATAGATTCCATAATCAACCCTGCAGACCTAAATGCTCATTCATCGAGCAAAGCACTTCACGGCGCGTATCACGATCAACGCCACGAGCAAGCAATACGGCGTTACGTGATTCCATTTTTGCCAGTAGGTCTAACTCGCTACCACTCAGAGATTCACGCTCAATGCTTTTGTATTCGCCTTTTAGTGCAAAGTTAACTAGCTTAGCTTCATTGGCATAATGGAAATGGCTGGTATCTTTACCAGCATCCTGCCTTATTAGCTGTAAGACTTGATTCTGAACTTTATTTGATGACTTGGCAGCATGACGCATTGCTTTCCAGTCTATTGAATCAGCCTCACCATGAATGATTTTTTCTATCTGCTCATCACACCACACGGCAAACTCTGCCGAAACATAACGGGCAAACATAACCGCAAGCTTTGGGTGCAACCAAGTTCCGCCATTACGACCCTTTTTAGCCTGAATTAAACTCCCCAAATTTCGGGTATTTAAAACATCGATATAATCTTTGGTTTCTTTGCTTGAAAGGAAGTGATCTAAACGCTTTCCGTGCTGCTCTGCAATCTTGGTGGCATTAAACCAGCCGGAATCATTGAACTGAATTTGCTGACCGTTAAAATCAGCTTTTATTAGCTTAACCATAAATACCTCGTCATTGGTATTGTCGTCTGTGAAGTGAAGCGGCAAGCCTGTCAGACGTAACGGGTTTTCGGGTTGCATGCCCTAGCCGCCAATACAGTGTATCAGATTAAAAAACCTGATATCCAGCAATATAGAATCCTGTGAAAACGCCAGCTAAAACTCCTAACGCAAACATACGGCCATACTCTATCATCAACTCTTTATTACTGAAGCTATGCTTTGATTCGCTTTCTTTCCTAACGCTATCTTCAGGTTCGCTCTCTGGAGCCAGGTCTATCATAGCCGGTTCTTCGGTGACAACTTCAGCGTCTAAAAAAAGATCTTCACCTTTTATGAGCCAGTATTCACCAGTCCATTTTCCGACAAACTCCTTGACCTTATTGCCACACTCAGGGCAAGGGTTAGCCGAGTGCATGTCCTCATATTTTGCCCTTCGCCCACATGACTTGCATACATTTACATTGCACCATACTTTGTATTCACGCGCCCTCTGAACAAACCATGAAGGCGGCATTGATTTTTCTTTCTTTGTTTTATTATCACAATTAAAAAACGGGATGGAAGGCATATACAGACCTCGTAGTTAGTCGGCGTAGAAGAAATGTAGCGGCAACACGGTCTACGTTCCGTGCTTTCTCCCCGTCGGGATAGCCGCCAATACATTATACACTAAACTCCGGCAGATGCCTCAAGCTCTTCAGCGGTCAAAGGTCGCCCGAACGGGTCGGTCAATCGCTTCAAATCAATCTTTCCGGCTCTCCATAACTTAGCAACGTCACGGCCTAAAACCTCGTCCTGAAACTCTACAGGCTGCATGCGAAGGAATCCGGCATAAGTGGTATTGGCACCGATCACACCAGGGCCATCGGCACCAACTGCGGGGCGCTCACCTTCAAAGCCGGGTAATTGGTATTCATCGGCAAGCACGGACACCCTGAGACTACGACAATTATAATGCTGGGGCGCTTTAGGCCCAACACCGACAGGGTATATGCCGTCACCGTTTACACCGCCTTGACCAGCCTCAATGCAAAGTTTAGTCGTGCGAATATCTAAGGTGTTAAGAAACCGTTCGCCCTTCAGGAATTCAGAATTCTGCTTATTGAATTCCTCTTTTGCCACGTTTGCAGATGCATTGGCAGCAGTCCTAACCAGTGATTCAGCCCTTTGTTTTTGCAACGGAATGATGGCCTGAACATCTTTGGAGATCTCTGCATTAGTCTTCTGCTGAACAATACCGTCACGAATCGTCTGCATTGTCATATCAACAATCTGGCGGTCGTACTGGTCTAACGCACTCCTTAGACTAACTTCTTGCCCTTTCGTCTGTATCGACGGGCTAAACTCTACAGCCTGGGCCAACTGAACCGCCGCAGGAGCAGCGAAATCAACGGTAGCAACACCATTCAATAAGGTTTGCTGAAATCCTGCCTCATAAGCAGCCAGCTCAAGCGACTCTTGCAACAGCTCATCAGACCAGTCAGAAGTAGCGGCCAACAAGAAAGCTTCGATCTCCTGAATCATCGCCCTCTGTCGTGCCAGCTGATCGGGAGTGGTCGCAATGTCACCGGCAACTTTCCGCAATATCTCCTGAATCACGGGAACCAGATCTTTAGCCATTCCTCCGCCGCGACGCAACAGGAATATTTGGTGCCTGACTTGAGATTCAATTAGGTGCTGGTTAGCCGACATTGTTTAATTCTCGATTGATAGCGCTTGCTTGAATAAGTGCTGCGTTAAATATGCCCTTGTTTCTGTGTTTTCAGCGGAATGGTCAACACCAAGATCCATAAAAACATAATCAACAGCGTGAACTATCTCGTGCAAAAGAATATCAATACTCGTCCCTTTTGGGCAGAAAATAAACGATATATAAAGACCGTCATCGCATTCTATTTGTGAAAAATAAGCATCCACCTTGCTTGTATCGCCCAAATCCGAAACGGAGAACCCTTCTTTTTTTGCGCACTTGTATAGCGCTTTTTCTGATCCGATTAGATGTATATTTACCGGAAAAAAGCCGCAGTCCAGTTTAAACCAGTTCTTTTTGATCTTCTTCATTATCTCGCCCACTCCACGTTTATGCTGGTCAATGGTTTATGTATCGGCCACTCGACATCAATACAGTAACCTATTGCCGTTGTAATATGCTGATAGTCGTTCTTTTGGTCTTCTTGAAACGTCGAACCCTCTTGAAGCTGAACCGTTGCCAAGCCTTCATGTGACCATGGCGCAGTCTTAGGGTTTACGTACAAAGAAACGCTACCGTCAGCCGTCTTGATCTTAGCTCTGACTGCGTTTTGACGGTCTTTGATAGACGGGTGAGACATCTTAACCTTCCGGCTATACGTCCAACCGTTATCTTTAAGAACATCCTCTATTTCGGTGTAGTCAGATGCGTGACCATGTTTTTCTCCGGCACGGCCAGCAGGATCACCATAAACCAGAACATGCTTGTTTTTGTGATCCTTGAACTTGTCGACAAACTCCATTGCAGACTGACGACTAATAGCGGAAAGCAAAACAATTTCATCAAGCAAATAAAGATCATCGCCACGGCGAACACCAACAGATGATGATAGTGGCGTGTAGTTCTGATCATGCATCCACATTAACTGCTCATGAGGTTGTATTTCTTCCGATGTTAAGTTGTGATCTCCGAAGTCTTCATAAATACGACCTGAGGCGGTTTCAAATGCCGCCCTGAATTCCTGATTGTATTGTTTTTCAGACATCACCTTTCTGGCCTCTGCGGCCATTTCAGGAAATATCTCTTCAGTCATCCAGTGAAATACTTTCATACCGGAATCAGGGTCAGATTTAGCCTTTTGACACAGCTTGTAATAGTGATTCAAGCCATCAGGAACGCCAAGCAGCCAACACCAAGCGCGGTAATCGGGTCTAGTTGGATTAACCGTATTCAAGGCAGGATAAATATTGGCCTCCCATGACTGTCCTTTGATATCAGCAAACTCATCAATGCCGCCACCCGTCCAGGGAATCCCTTCTATCCGCTGCGGCTTATCCAGCCCGATAACATGAATCTCTGAACCGTTATTCATAAAGATAATGCGGTTTGATTCAGATGGCTGCTTAGAGTGGGTGACAGATAGCGATAACGCCTTTAAATCATCCCAGAATATTTTCTTTGCCTGGTCATGGGTAGGTGCTGCAGCAAAGTAAATACCAGGTGTACGATTAGCCTGCTTAACCAGGAACCGTTTGAACCGTTCGGTTTTACCAGATCTACGGCCGGCGGGAACAAGAGGGAATCTAAGGCCGTCAAGAACGGATTGAATCAAGGCAAGCTGAACAGGATGGTCTTTTAATTCATACCACCTAGCAAGCTGCCTATCTAACGCGAAATTCCCAGTCTCCAAAGCACTCATGAAGGAAGCTTATCTATCAGCTTACAAACTACTTCTGCAAGATCATCACCGCCTTCTGAATTAGGCTTGTCACGCCAGTTATCAGGGTCTCGATTCTTAAGCCAGAAGATCATAGAGGTAGGATCTGGAGGGAAATGCTTAATAACATCATGAGTGACTATCTCACCCTGATTATTGAATACCTTGGTTTCAACGCAGTCATACCCGGTGGCCCTTTGATACAAAGACCGCTCAACATTAGCATTAGCAAAAACCTTGTATTCATTTAAGGACTCGCGAAACTCTGGATATCTGTGCTTCCATCTGTTAATAGTTGCCAAGTGAACTTCAAAGAAATCAGCTAAATCAATATCTGTAGCACCAAGCTTACATAGCTTCTTGGCTTGCTCAGCAAACTCTTCTTTATAGCTCGAAGGTCTTCCGGTGGTCATACACACTCACTGCCCTGCAGTTTATGTTTTGCGCCCTGCGCGTTAGTCTTTAGTTTAACACAAAACAATCAGACGTAAAAAAGCCCCGGTTATCCGAGGCATGTTATAGTGTAACTTTTACCACCGCTTACGACCGTATGTCTTATGTCGGATAAAGTCGTCTCGCATCTTGTTATGGGAATCTTGCTTAAAATCAAACCCGTGATCGAATTTATCTAAATCCTTCATCAACACGCCCAATATACCCGCGCTGTCAGCTTCATTCATCTCACCAGTATCTTCAAACCCGTATTCTATTAGCGCATCCTTCAGCTTCTGGCCTTCGCAGCAGTTAAGCTCTCCGACTACCTCAATCTCGATACCATCCATAATCAATCCTCCGGGTCAGGGTGAGGGTAGCGCCAGTGTGTTGGGTTAGACAAACTACCGTAACGGCTATTAGGATTCCATTGCCACCACCCATCATCATTATCACACCCACCTATCACCTGCTCACCATCTACAAACAAATATAGGTAACTAGAATCCTCTCCAGGCATCGGACACCCTTCCTGAATCTTTACCCACTCTTTGCGGGGGTCTGGAATCCAGATACGGTATTTTGATATAGGATAATTCTTTTTACTCGCACATTCTTTTGACCAGTCGATGTTACTGGCATGAAACGCTATACGAATAGCCCCAGTGTTTTCGATAGCGTCAACCTTTACATCACAATCAACTGGAGGCAGCCCGCCTTCCCAGTCTATCCATTCGCTACTCATACCATCACCCTCAGTTAAAGCTAGATTATGCCGCATAGCGCAGAAATGTAGAATACGACGAAAGTTGAAGATGTTGTTATGGAGTAAACAATCCGCCTTGACCAATCAAAATCTTTCATTACCGGCAACATAGATATTGGTATCAAAGCAACAAATCCGGCCAAGCCAAATACCCATAACAAAAAGTCACCCAAGCCATAAACGGTATCATCTATACCGAAAACCAAAGCGAACAATACCAAAAGTATCAAGCCAAAAATAACAAACATGGAATACATGCCAGCAAAGTTAATCAGCTGCTCTAGCGTAGGGTATGGGATAGATAGGGTTAGAGTGTTCATTTTGATTGCTCAAGTCCTTCGTTTAGCACCTGAATAGCAATTCTCTTGCCTTCCCTGTATGCCTTTTGCTCTGGAGTGTCATCTCTATAAATCAGTTGATCAACAGCATGCTGAAGGCCGTACTCTAGGCGATCTATCCTTTTCTTATACCGGCTTAGCGTTTCGGATTCTAGGTCTTCACGGATATTATCCAGAGCTTCAGCAAGAACAAAAGATGCGGACATCTCATCGCCCATTGGATTATGATCAAGGTCGTAATCATCAAGGCCTGAGTTTTCTATCTGGAAGTTATAATCAAGGTCGTCACACTCTTGATCGCTAAGAACCGATAGCGGGGAAACGTCATCGCCAGCGCTCCAGTCTTGGCAGATGCGATCACCTGCAATCTCTGCATGCATCCGTAAAATAGTTGACGCCAACTGTAATACTTTTAACTCTGTCTCACGGGAAATATTGCGCTTTTTCATCTTTGAATCCTCGAACTAGGTGAACTGAAAGGATGCGGCTGGTAGGCGTTCAACTCTACCGGGGCTTGCAATCCCCTGCCGCACATTTATTATATCACGCTTCTCTTTTCTTTGGCTCGAATTTAGTAACTTTTCCCATCATTTCCCCCAAGGCAACAGGGTCAATGTCCTTTTTTGACAGAACGCTGATCTCCTCCATTAGCTCATGCTTTCTCTCTGACTCAACGCGCTTTGCTTTTTCTTTTGCTGCAGCCTCTTCTAATATTTTTATCTGCTTTTGGTGTAGCTCTTCTTTCCTCTCTTCCTCCCTATCCCTGACCTCTTTTTCGTAAGCATCTCTGGCCTTCTGCCGTTTTCGATTGCTGAAAAAAGCCCAGATAGTTAGGCATGTTGCGAATATAGACAGGAATAGCAATAGATCTGGTGCAGCAGAGTTAATAGATTCCCATAGTGTTGCTATCCATCCAGTACCGGCAGCACCACCCATGGTTTTAGGGTTGGCTATTATCTCCCTAATAGTATCGGCAGCATCAGACATAAACCCTATAACCTCAGGCAACATAAAATAAATAGAGATGGCGATGACTGTAGATTTTAGCTTTCTAACGATCCGTGTTTTATATAGCACCCACATAGCCACACCCCGCGCGTTACCTGCATTGTAGCATCAAATAGTAGGCATTAAAAAACCCGCTTCCGTAAGGGGTCGGTAGCGGGTTTCAACATGTCACATCAACAACAAAGGAGTAAGATATCAAGCGAGAGAGTGATTTATAGTCTTACTTTACCTTTTATTTTACGATACGGCAACCTTGGTCGAATAATTTACCAGCCAGAACCTCTGCATCAAAATACTCCTCGCTTGCCATCACATCCATAATCATAGTGAATAATTCTGACTTTTTATCTCTGATGACATCTTCTTCGATAGCATCAAGATACATTTGGCCAAAGTTAAAATTCGTCGGATAAATAGACCCATCTTTTACCGTGCAGAACCGGCTGTCATTATCCGTCAGCCAAATACGCGAATGCTGTTTTTTACTTCCAGACCATGAGCTAAGAACAGACATTTTAACAGGCTTTAGATTGTTCTTTTTACCACGCAGAACAACTAACTTCTCACCAATAGGCGGCATATCACCGTTACGGAACCAGTCATTATTACGCTCAAGATAATCATCAGCCCCGTCAAACTCTATGCTAATCGTATTCTGATCAATACCTATATCACCGATAGAGCCCTCGGAAACAACAGTCAGTCCCGCTATATCCGCCTCTGCCTGCTCGATACTCCCACCGCTGGCCATGGAGCCAAAGTTTTCCTCATAAGCTTCTTTCATAGACTGCCCCGGCTTGATTGGCGCTTTCTTCTCACCACCAAAAGCAATACGTTCGCGCTCCAAGGCTTCTTCTCGGGTAATGACAATGCAAAACCCATCCATTTTTTCACCTTGACCGTAAAATACGTTCTCGTGCCTATCTTCATCATACGAAAGCCACTCACCATTAGCTGTATATCTAATTTCACGAGTATTATTATTCCATCTATCAACCTTCGGCCTTCCGGTCATATGCATCAAGCAGCGCTCGTATTCTGGGCGACTGTAATATTCGACATAGCCACGCTTACAAACCTCCTCTTCTGGCAGCCATTCAACGACGCTTACACCAAGCCACAATAAACACACCTCTTTAGAGTCGTCTGCCCAAACCCCTTTAGTATCCCGTACAATCTGCTTTAACTCTTCGCTGAACCGGTTCATTCCATCACCCCTATACTGATTTAATTTATCCGCTTTACGCTGCTTTTGAATGCGGGAGAACAATCTCTTGGCCTCCCAGTCCCAGTTGTTAATATTTGATTTCAACGTTACGAACTTCACCGGCATTAATCTTTAATACAATGGCCTTAGCGATTTCTTCCGTCACACCAGCAATCTGCATTAGATCCTCTTTTGCCGCTTTGCGAATAGAGCCTACATGGCGTTTATTTGCTTCTCGCTGCTCCTGCTCCTGCTTGACCCGTGCAGCTTCTGCATTCTGCCGGTCGATTTCGTCTTGCTTAGCTTTTTCTGCAGCAATCGCCTGATCACGCTTAGCCTTTGCCTCAGCCTCAATTCTGGCTTTTTCTACTCGCTCAGCCTCTTCTTTTCTTCGCTGCTCTGCTAATTCCGCTTGAGCTTTAGCCCGTTCTTCTGCAGCTATACGGTTACGCTCAGCTTGCGCGGCTTGCTCTTCTGCGCGAACTTTTGCTTGCTCAGCCTCTTGTTTTTCACGTTCAATGCGGTCTTTTTCTTCTTTGGCCTTACGTTCAGCTTCAAGACGTGCGTTTTCAGCAGCTTCTTTCTTTAATCGTTCTTCACGCTCAGTCTTTTCCTTAGCTTCACGTTCAATGCGCAGACGCTCAGACTCGGCAGCTTCTTTGCGCGACTCTTCGGCAAGACGATCATGCTCTTTGTTCGTCAAATCACCAAGCTCATGATCTCGGTCAATTTGTTCTTTGCGCTCAGCTTCAAGACGCTCAGCTTCTTCTTTGGCCTTTATTTCTTTCTGCTCTTCTTCCCAGTCAGTTAGAGGCTTTCTGGCCTCCCGCTTTAACTCGTCAAGCTCGTCACGCATCGCCTTTCGGTTAGAGTCAACAGCCTTTTTACGTGCTGCTAGATCTGCAACAGAAGCCTTGCCCATGTTGTCGAGCTGAACCTTCAGCTTGGCAACTTTATTAGCCAGTGAAGCTGTACGCTTACGCCCTGCATCGGTCAAAAGGTCATGCTCAAAACTGTTTACAACATCTTTTGCCTGATTGATTACGTACTCCAGTCCGTCGTCTTGGCTAAATACTGCTAATACGTTTTTCTGCTCGATTACTACCAATTGATTTTCCATTATTCACCCCTTAGTGCTACTTGCTATTGTTGATTTAACTTCCGCTTCTTCGCGGCCTTTCGACTTTTCCAGCGCATCAAGTAGAGCGTCCGCGTACTTTACTGCGGTAACGGCCATTTCTTGCACGGTTACAAAATGGTCTTCCTCTAAACCTGAAAAACCCTGCATAGCCAGACCTGCAAAGTGCTCGCGCTTTGTTAGGCCAGTGTAGTACTGATCCCTGTCCTTACTGCTTGAAATCGCCGCATCCATATCTTCTGTTAACGGCATTGCTGGCTTATCTGCGTTTTTCATAACCTACCCCTTAAAATTTCACGCTTAACCGTTAATAGCTCGCTCTGCCGCACCTTGACCATTATCGCGATCAAAACCAGATACACTAAGCTCATCACCCTCAAGATTTACCTTCATTACACGACCCTTGAGGTAGTCAAACCGAAGCCCTTCCTTATCGATAATTTCTTGGGCCTGATCTACCGTCATCTCTGAAGGATCAAAGTGAAGCACGCCCATACCTAAAGGCTTACTTGCGTTATAAAGTTTCGCTAGAACTTCAGCTTTATTCTTTCCTGCGATATTTAATTTCGACATCGTTGTTACCCCTTAAAATGAATCCCCAGCTTATCACCGTGGTTGCGTTTTGGTATTAGACGTTAGTCTTTGGCATTAGGGTTAGATATTTCATACCAGCTTTTCACGCCTAAAATCTCCTCTCTTGCGCCAGCGCTATCCGGCCTGCCTCCATCGTCACGACCAAGCGTCAGAGAATGAGTCCAATAAGTATATCCGTCACTGTTTGTACAAAAGTAGGCATAACACAAGCCAAAGCCCTCAACATCTACAGGGTAAGGCAAAGATGTTCTCCAGCAATTATCGTGTATCACAGGAACCCTTGATTTCACGCTTATCCACTCACTCATGTCTCTAATTCCTTCTCTCGCTTAAACTCAGTGCAAATTACAATATTGCTTTTGACCATGCCCACCTTGTAGCTGCAGTAAATCGGCATCTCATCAAACTTTAAACCGCTACAGTCTTTGTGCTTATTGGCGCAGACGGCGCACATGCCGCCCTTTGGCTGATGATTCATTCTAACCCTCCAGGTAATTGCTTTCGTGCTTAGACATGCTTTGTTTTTATGATCGCCTTGCTTACGGCCGTGCCAATGTTCGGGCACATATCCGCTATCAAGGCCACTGCGCTTTGAATACTGTCACGTTTATCAAGCTGCACCTGAGATGCTTTCTCCCACCGGCCGGAACCGTTTCCCACTCGACACTCGGCCGCAATAGTGTTGGCCACCTCTGCCATTTTCAAAGGCGTGAATTCTTTGGTGAAAGACTGCTTTAGAGCAGACGCCATTTTCTTGTAGCTATCACCGGAGTTATCACGAACATCAAGCAGGCCATCCATTACCCACTTCAGGATTTTTACTTTTAGCTCAGGGCTGTACCACATGGCCATATCGGCAAATAAAATAGGGTGAACCCATGTTCCGCCGTACTTGCCGCGAGTAGATTTCTTAACGTCGTCTGATGAAAGGTTTTCAATGATGCAGATCTGATTGATCAACTCCTTAGTTGAATCCAGATTAAAATAAGAAGCCGCCTGCTTTTGAGTCAACCCGGCTTGCTTTCTCAGGTCATTACCAACCAAGTGAAGATCGTTTGCATTGAACATTCGCGTCTTGTGATTCTGCCTGACCACCTTTCCGCAAAGCTTCCGCTCCATTACCACTGCCGTTTTCATAAGATTAACCCTTATTTAATAACCTTGAGTATAATAATAAGGAATCTAAATAATAAGGTCAAGCTTAGTTTGATAATGGATCAATAAACATTTAAGGAGGGATTTTAACGCTGGAACGAGGCGGAACCACCTTTGCAGGCTCTGAGGCTTCAGATTTAAGGATGCCTTGTAGAGATTTAATTATATCACCGACCAATCAGCAGGCTTAATAGATAAAACCGATTGATCACCGGTTATTGATCGGTTTTACCGTAACAACCCCCTTCAGTTTTCTCGTGTAAATGGCGTCACCTCGATTTGTAACCCTGATAGGATCAGGATAATAAACCACAACACCGCGATCCGTGTCAGCTGTGCTCGGGTACTTAACTAGGTTCCCGTTAACAAATACATCAACAGGCACTCCTATTGCGTTAGTGTTATTTACCGTGTAAATCATCACTCTACCCCTTAATTACTCTGAACCCACCGGATAGCGGGTGTTAATCTTCCAGCTCTACCGGCCCGTAGAATTTACCTTTCAATCTTGCACGCTCCCAGCAATCACCCCATTCATCAATCGTATTTGGATCATCATTGTTAACCCATACAACCCTTGGCTCTCCGTCGGGCGTGCTCCATATATACATTTTACCCGGCTCTAACTGGTCTTTCTGTACTCTTGGCAGCTTCATATCTTTAACCCTATATGACTATTGGTGGCTCGAAGTATCGGCAATATTGCTATCGTATTCAGATTTAAAAGCCATCACCTGATCATAAATTTTATCAATGGTCTTGACGTTCATAAACTCAAACCACCCTTGGCCGTGGCAATCGTAAACCCTTGCAACAACAGCTCCCTCTGCTGTAAGTGACCACATAGATTCGCAGTCGGCAGACCATCCGCCCCATGAAAGACTGTCTGACGAATACCTGTAAGAAGTACTTTTGACCCCTCCCTTCCATCCGTTATCACTATCAGACTTTATTTTTGATATAACCCTGCCTATCTCTAAAACCTTTTTTCTTAGCTGATCTACCTCAACTGGATAATCAAGCCTTTCCTCTCCCTTTCTTAGGTAGTGGCGGTATTCGTGTTTATTCATCTCTACACCTATATGCTCTGAACTGGTTTCTGGGTTCTGACAGGCATAACAACTCTAAGCCCTACAGGTGTAAGGTTTAGTTGTTACACCCTATGCTCGTCACAGTACATCTTGGGACGTTAGGCAGTCTATTCGATCATGGTCTAATAGACTTAGGTCAGTATGGTCAATGAACCACCAGAGTCATGCGCTAGACCTACACCCGTTAAGGCAACTCTTAGGCGCTCCCGCTTGCTCTCTGTGCCATGTAGCGGGATTGTCACCAGTACGCACCGGTTTTAACCGACATACTGGTCTAGCTGATTACGTGGGATTGCTCGGAGTAATCCCTTTAACCGTTTCTGGCTTCGGGACGTGGGGCGGGAACTTACATAAAAAAAGGGCTTACAGTGTGATTCTGGTGGTATATCAGAGCTGGGGAGCCTGATCAGAAAACACACTATAAACCCTTTCGCCTACTTGGATACCACCCCAATCAGCACTGACAATTATACTTTATGCTTAAATTTAATCAAGCTCCTCCGGGTCTTCTGTTTCTGAGCACTCAAAATGAGCAGCGCCAAACATCTTTTCTACGCGCTCATCGCTAGGAACGATCTCTTCTCCGCAATAAATGCAATATTCAATCATAACAACCCTTTATTTATGCTTAGACTTTGGCAATGTCTTTTTGCAGCTACACCCTACCTCAGACGGGAATAACCCTTGATACTGAGCCCATGCATCACACTTTGCGCATCTTTTTTCACTCACAATACACCCCTTATTTATACTCATACTTTGGCAAGCTACATTGTAAAACCGTTTATCCGCTCAAGATCCTTCTGTATCCTGTTTCGAGTTGCCACGACATCGTTTACCTCTCCCTGGTCTGGCGCGTACTCTTCGTATTTGATCAGTAGGTCAGCCATTCGCACAAGGTTTTTTAGCCATAATATTTTTAATCGCCTTAGCATTTTACACCCCTTATTTATGCTTAGCTGTCGTCAACCCTTTTGGCAACGTCATCACCAACGTTTACCTTCAGCTTACCGTCAACCAGGTTAACCGATATATGGTGCTCGTAGGCATTAAGCTTTTCTTCGTCGGTCATATCGTCTTCAGCTTCACCAGCCATCTGTTTTGCCAGCGCCAACATAGGAGCAACGCTAGCCGTCCATTCATCGAAATCAGGCTGTGTTAGCAGGCTTTCACCGCACTTAGGGCATGCTTTACCGACTAATGATTGTTCGATCTTCTCAATAAGCTCAACGTGGCCGCAGCCATCCGCATCACACCGTAAAAACTCAGTTAACTCTGACATACCCTACCCCTTAATCCAGCTTGTAACGATTACTTACAGGTTCAGCTGTCAACTTTTAGTTGGCAGTTGAACCAGAATGATCACTTGTGCATAATCTGCTCATTCAGCGAGAATACCACTTCGGCATCTTTCCAGTGTTCAAAATCATATTCTTCCTTGTGCGATTTTTTAGGGAAAGTATAAACTCTTAATTGATCACCTTTCTTTCTTATCTCAATATACTGAAACCCAGTAAACAGAGTTGTGCATAACCCAGAAAACCCAGCCTTGCTTATATCTATAAAGTTATCTGCTTTACCGTAACCGCCATCGACCCTAACCCTGTCGCCTTGATTTATTTTTAATTCCATCATTATCACCCGTTCGTTTATTTAGATCTCGAATACTACCGTTATTAGTATTTATTGGTATTCGACTTTAGCCTTTGCCTTCTTTGATCACCACGACCGTTGGCGCTGGAGGCTCAGGCTTAGCTTTAAACATGAAGTACAGCACTAAGTTAATCAGGATCAAGGGGGGGAATACTAACAATTCCATCAGCCCTGTGAAAACTAACAACAAATTCCATAAAATACGCATCACTCTCCCCCGTGATTTTCTGGATTTACATGCTTTCTAGCTCTTGGCAGATGCCTATCTACAGCATCCATCCATCTTTCGCCAATAATACCAATTATCGACATGACCACGGCTGGAGCTATCAATACAGCTCTAGCCAGAAACCAAAAAGGAACCACTTTTTTCATAATCACACCTATTCACATTTTGCCGTGCTTGTTACTGACTCAACACCTGGAAGCTTCGACACATCAACAGAAGGCCCGTATAGGAAGTTATTCGCTACCCTTTGGCATTCATCAAGATCATCGTAATACGTCCGGCTAACGGACGGTGTGTTTTCGTAGCTGATGAAATTAAGGGTTAGCGTTATGGTTAGAACTACCATGCTCAGCTCTCAATAAAAACTCTTCTTTAGAGATGCGTTGATATTTCAGCTCGAAATCACTAAACCGCCACGGATGACTTAACCCTACGCCAAGCTCTTTGCGCCACTCTGGAGCCGTTCTTAAACCCTGATATGACACTACCTGTTTAATCTTCTGCTCCAACCAATATTTATCAGCCTTAACTGGCTTGTCATCGCAGATGTTGCAGTCTTTGCATCCCGGTCGCGCCTGACAGTAGTCAAGCACAACCTTCGGAATAATCGGTTTAAACATTCATCACCTGTAAAAGTAAACGCCCTGCCGCAGGAATCCGGGCCAGACCATGAAAGGGAAAATAGAACCCTGCCTACTTGCATATTTATTCGGCCTTGCGTGCTCTTCTGTAAGGTCTGCCAAGAAGGAAACATGTAAACCTTATTGACAGCAGCGTCATAGCTACACAAGGCTAATTATCGCGGGCATAATGCCAGATCCGCGCCCTGATGTAGGGTATTAGCAAGAAATTGCAATGCGCTCTGACGCTCCCAATTTACATAAATCAACTAAAAATCAACTAACTGGAACTATTGACTCTTTTGTTAATATTAGTTATTGGCAAAGCGCACTAGTAATAACTCTCGTCGAAAGCCATTACTGATGACCCATAACCGGGATCGAACCGGGACCGTTACAAATCAGCCAAACTGATTACAGATGATGGTGCTCGTACACCACGAAATAACGGCACAACCAGAGAATAAATTGATAAATATGCTAATTTTTCAGACGAGCATATTAAAAAACAATCAATCGAAAACTCTATAATGTTAGGGCCTTAATGGTGCTGAAGGCCGGATTCGAACCGACGCAATACCAATGCGAACAAAGGCGGGTTTTCCAGTTTCCCCACTTCAGCTTAAATTCGCCCACGCTTCACAGAGTTGACTTGCCGGTTACGAACCCGACCGCTTAACGTTGATCACCTCCTTGCTTTCGCTGGATGGCGAACAATACAGCTACTTTGCTCCACTTTGATATTCAAAGCTTCACAGCATTCTTTCGCTGTACTGGTATAGCTGTCTTACGATGTTGGTGTGAAGTTAATTCAAATAACAGAGCGTTAATTCACCCAGCCTTTATAACGGATTCATTTTCGTTTCATCCGTACCAACATATCTATCGAAAAACAGCTATCCAATACACACCGCTTAGCCGGTGAATCTGTGCATTAAAAATCAAGCTGAAGACCAAATTCCCAACCGATGATCGCGTCCACCTAATGACGCCTACTCAAGCTGCAGCCTGCTTATAGCCCGCCCCGTCGACCAGGAGGGTGCCAGCGCCATGTATACTCACAACACTTAAAACAGCTTGATTTTTAATGCACACTGGTTACGCCAGTGACTCGGCTTTTTAACTCTCTGCTGAGCTGTCGATCAAGTCCCGCCGCGATGGCGTAAAACAAATATAGCAAATTAACTTGCAGGAGTGTTATTAGACGATGGTCTTAATCAAGCTTTGCACCCTCTACCGACGAACCAGTTGATAGCGCTACATACCAGATTATCCTCCCACCAGTTTTCCAGCTCTCTATTCATCGCCTTGTCCACGTATACTACCGGGCCGCAATGCTCGTGCCACTCGATAAAAACTCTGCGACCATCAGAAATCCTCAGTTTATAGTGATTTGTATTTGTGCAAATAACACCGCCAAAAACAATGGTGCAAGTCATACCTAACCCCTCACGCTATGATTTACCGTGCCATAAGAAATTTACAAATAGCCTATTTTCGTCAATAGCCTCATTTATATCACTTGTAATCAACCAGATCATAGGAAAGGCTACAGCAAAGAACGCAGGTATACACCACCATCCAATAAGAGCCCTAAGCATAAAAATACGAACACTCATAATCACCTCACGTTATACTCTTCAAATACCCGTAGCGCAGGCTCTGACCACGGTACTTTATGCTCTGCGCCAAATGCGTACAGAAACGCTATAAAATCGCCAGCCTCGGCTTTTCTGAATTGCGTAGTGCTAGGGCTCAGCGTTATGGCCCTTTTACCGTCTAGGCTTATCACAGTCCTACTAGGATGGCTTAGCTTCTCACCTTGGCTGTTCAGCTCCATTTCAAACTGATCAACCAGCAACCGCTTCCAGGCTTCAGCTGAATACTCAACACCTCCAGGCTTCACGCTCTTAACAACATCACGAATCATTGCATGGTATTTTTTTTCCATGATCCGCGACTTACTGGGCATCCTGATCAATATCTCAAGCGGGCCACCCTGAATTATCGTACTGACCACTTGCCAGCAGTACTTCATTTTAGCCCTAAGCTGACCGGCGTTTTCAATGATAATCATCACATCGTTTTTAGCCATATAGCACCCGTTTTATCTCCAGCTCCTATAATTTATAACATCGTCTACAGACTGAACCGCTATACTTTCAATCGCAGCCCCTAAGCTTTTTATTTTTCCTGCCTTATAACCGTTATCGCTCAAAATCCGCATCATCTCAGCATGCTCTGCTGTTATTTTTGAATTACGATGGCTCTCTCCGTTTTTCTTTGTTGCTATCCCCATCTTGTACCGCTTACCACTTACCGATGCCTCTGTCCTTTCCAATCTGTCAGCCATATCTTTTCCGCTCATCATCGGGTAGTCAGACAGGAATTTCTTTTCTAATAAAGACCAGGCTCTCCCCCTCATGCAACCCCCTTATTATCCTGGCATTCACCGCACTGTAATCCGAACTCGCCACTCTCATTAAACGATTTCAGAGATATCAATGCGTACTTTCCGCACTCGCAACGTGCAACCCATTTCTTGCGGTAATATTTAGCCAGCCCGACTAAGTGAAGCCTTCCGCGCCATCGTCCGATGTTTCCCCATGCGTTTTGCTGGCACCGAATAACGTCCGGCATTTTGTTAAATGTTTGTCGCATAACCGCCCCCTTATAGCTATCTCCAGGATCTGTACTGAGCAATATCTCTGATCGCCTCAAACGACATCCGGGCAGCTACATCTGCAAAGCGCTTGATTATCCGCTCACCATAACCATTATCTTTCAGCACCCTCACCATCTCCGCTATCTCATGGTCAGCCTTACCTCTAGGGCCGCTCTTTCCCATAGCAACACCAAGATTACTCAACTTAGTTCTTACAGCTGACGCGGTTCTAGGATATTCCTTGCTTAACTCTAGGCTCATCTCTTCGCCCGTCATGGTTAGCGCGTTGGATTTTATATAACCCAGCTCCTTATCGCTCCATTGCCTCGACATAAATCACCCCTTATTTTCCGCCTTCCTTGGCTTGTTGTTAATTAGACTTATCGCTTAATTTTCTGGATACAGGCCATAATCTTGGCAAATCTTATCCAGATCAATACGAGCCCTAAACACCGAAAACTCACCATCATATTTACCCGATGTTTTCGTGTACTTTGACCCTTTTAATATTTTGCAGCCTTCTTTCTTTGCATCCTGAATTACCCGCCAGTCTTCAGGCTTGTAATCCAGCTCATCGAGCCCAGCGTTGCAAATCCAATCCCATGCGCCGCACGGATATTCTTTTCTCGCTACAGGCGTTGTTGTTTCCGCTAAATCCCACATAAATCACCCTTTTATGCTAATTAGACTTTTGCCCTACTGTTAGCATTGACTGAAATGCAAACAAAGAATCAGGATGCATCTCGCTCAACTCTTTATCGACTTCTTTTAACCGCTGCTGATACACAGCGTAAGAATTAGAGCTAATTGAGGTTTTCCATATCAATTCACCAAGACGCTTTTGTTCTTTTTTTAAAGCCTTCCGTCGCTTGATTGTATTTTTGGCCTGATTGCTATTCATACATCACCCTCTTGATTGATACACTCTTCAACGTAACGCTGGATAATCCATCGCTTCTCACCATCTTTCCGCCTGACCTGATTTTTTGTCATGCTGAAGCCTCTATAAATACATTCCGGCATCCTGTCTGATCGACCGCTTTCTGTGGCACCAATTAAATCAACCTCAAGGAATCCTTGGTGATCTCGGATAATATCGCCAACTTTCACCGTATTCCTACTGAATGCGTACTGCTTACGAATCTTTTTTTCTTCTGACTTAAAAGAATTTGTCAGCTTCATCATTTTTTCGTGGAACTCTGAATCTTCCATATATCACCCCTTATCACCAACTTCTTTTACCTGTACATCTCGCCATGTAAGCGGATTCCAAAACCTCCTGTTATCGACAACCTCAACCGTTACATCTACCCAGCAACCCTTTCCAGCGCCACAATTGCCGCAAATATACTTTCCAAATGAGTTGTAGAACTCTGCGCTATGAAATCTTCTTTCGATAAACTTGCACGATTTGCACTTAACAGCATTTTCATACACACATCACCCCTTACCCTTTAACATTTCTTTCATTCGATCAATGGCAGCTTGACCCTTGATTCCGGTAAAACCCTGCTCATCTGCCTGCTTATTACCGTCACGGATCATTTTATCGGCCATAGCGCGCCCCTGATTGTGCTGTGCGTCGTTTTCGATCAACTGATGACCGTTAGCCATAGCTTTTGCTAAATCGTTATAGCAGGACGCAAACACATCTTTTAAACGTTTCTGCTCAGCCTTACTTGTTGCTCTGGATATATCCCAGTTGCCTGTTTCTTTGGCGGCTTGCTTAATTGCCAGATGCGACCACTTACCATGAAAAGGATCTGCGGAATATCTCTGAGCCTCCAGCCAAGCGACTTCAAGAGATGGCAATCCGAGTTCTTCAGCGTCAACCTCGCAGAACTTACGAAACTTTGGCAGAGTAGGCGGCCAATCAGGATCGTTATCAACCGCCTTGGTAATAGCTATCCGAATCCTGCTCAGGTCGTAGGTCGATAACGCTTTGATCCATATCTCTGTTGGCGTCTCCCCTTCCTGCTTCGACCACTTGCCCTGTGGGTAAAGCTGATTCATCCGATCCCATAGGTACGCCATCGATTTCATTGAGTCCGTTCTCTTTGTACCACTCGCTAAGCTTGTCGCGCTGGCGGTCTGCGTATGACCTGCCGTCTTTGACTTGGCTATTTGCGCTCTGGCTAATTCCTGTGCTGATTTCATTTTTCTGCGCCTCTATTGGTGTCAACCAGATTCTTTGTTCAATAAATTTAGGAATGCCTAGCCTGTACTGTGACTCTCTCCAGCCTGGTATAGCGTTGGCCTTAAGTATCCAGGACAAAGCAAGACTGGCATCACCTTCTGTTAGCTTCTCTTGCTTCCATTTCTTCCATGCATACGAATCTGTACCGCCCTTCCTGTGATCTGGGTATTGCTCAAAGAACTGCTTAAATGATTCCGGCTTAACAGTAGTTTTTTTATCTGGTTTATTATCTGTGTTTATATCTGGTATAGGTTCAGCCGTTTGGCTGGATGCATTCAGCGGATCGGCTGAATACATTACGCCATTTGGCTGAATGGCATACGCTGGCATTGTGTACCACTTCGTTCTGTCGTACCCCTTCTTGTTGAATTCACCTGTAATAATTACACCGTCAATCTCCATCTTCTTCAGGAGCTTTTGCAGCTTATTGCTAGACCAATACGGAAATAGCTCGGCAAACGCCTTAGCGCTATTATAAGTCCAGTAATAACCATCGTGAACATTAGTCTTATTAGCCTTGTTATGGTCTAGCCAGAATCTCATATTGCCAAGAATGATAGCCTGGTCAACCCCGTAAACCTTTGCATCTCCGATATCAAAAAAATGATTACTCATTGCTACTCTTCCCCAGATACAAGCGCTAGACCGTACCCTTCGTTAAGCTTTTCAAGCATAAGTATTGCTGCGTTATTATTCTCTCGGTTATTACAAAAATTCTCACGATAAGAGAAATCAATACCGTTAATCCCAAGGCTGAATGTTATAAAATCAACCTTATCTCCGATAGAGTCCATTAAGTAACAAGAATCGCTTGCTGTATATTTTGTCTCAGGAACAACAAGCGCCCCTCTAACCTCAACCCCTTCAAGTTTTCTTTCAAAATACGACATGTATCTGGCAAGCTGACCAACATCTTTTTCTTGCACTGGTTGATTTTTTAACTCAAGGACAAGAAGGCTAGGAAGAATACCTCCGTGTATAGTTTCTCCTGGGTTTATAGCTATCAAATCAGGTATTCCAACGCCCTCTATTTTCATTTGCGAATACAGGTACATCCAGCTCTCATCGTGAGTTATCAGCTCCCCTGTTTTTTTATGATGATCAATAATAAATTTTTCAAAATGCGCTTCAGATTCAAACTTAATCATATATAATTACCCGTGTGTATTTATGCCCGGTTCGCCGGGTTTCTTTTTTATGCAACGCAAATATCTTCAATAAATCCAGATAATCGCTTCATTTCAAGGCCAGTCTTCAGTTTATAATAAATCACAGTTGACTCCCTTCGAGTCTCCACCATATCCGAGTCACGAAACACTTTTAAGTGCTGAGACAGGGCGCTCTGTGATAGCGATGGAACCAGCTTGTTTATATCTCCCGCTGAAATCTCACCTGCATTTTTAATGGCAATAAAGATCTGTCTGCGCGACTTGTTCGACATACACCCGAACATTTTTGATACGTTCATAATAACCTCTCTTGTGTTTAAATATACTTTACTAAATATTAATCTATGCGTCAAACAAAAAGCCGAACTCAATCGGCTTGGGGTTTATGCGGTGATATACAGCCCTTGATCATCTCTTTTAGGATTAAAGCTAGAAGGGTGATCTGTTGGCAGTATATAGTTTTTCAGCGTGTTATTACCTACGCCATGAGACACCACGGCTTCCTTTTTGCCCGTCGGAACACCTTTGGTCAATACATCTGTCTGACAGGTTATCAGGTATATTTTTGTATCTTTCATCACATCACCACTCTTGTTGATTAAAATACACTCAAACTTTATCTGTCATTTTTAGTGACGACATAAGCGAATCAAACGACTCTCCCGGCTTGTGCTTTTTGCGTAGGGACTTTTGACCCCACGGAGCGCAGCAGTTATTTCCAGAAGGGATGTTCAAAAAATAACCCGCCCTTTGTCTTGCTCCTAGAATTAAACGCCCAGATTCTCCGCAGTGAGGGCATTTGTAATCGTCTCCTGGTGCTACGGGGAAAATAATAGTGCAGTCACCGTTTTTTTCTGGCTGATTATCGCTTTTAAGGATAGCCTCTTCACCCACCTTAAAATAAAACTCACTCATAAATCACCCATCTAACCCTTGCATGTGTTTTTATCTCGATTGCTTACCAGCTCTTTTACTGCCTTATCCCAATCATCCCTATCAACCCAAACAACAACACCCATCTTTCCAGATTGCGTGTAATGGTCATTGCATGTTGTCTCTCTGGTCGCAAAAGTAACATCGGTATCTTTCGTTTGACTCTTATCTTTTACGTTTACGGTGCTGTTATCAAGATACTGAAATACAATATTATCATCACCAATAATCTCTAAAGCCTTACTTAAACTCATAAATCACCACAGTTTCAATTGTTCTTCCCGGTAGCCGGGCTGTTTGTTTTTCTTTGGTACCCTTACAGGTGAGGGCACCAAATCAGGATCAGCGCCACGCATCCAGTCACGGAACGCGCGGCGTTTCTGCTCAAGACTTCGCGAATTCAATCTAGAAGCCCTCGCTCTCTTCTCGATTCATGCCAGCCAGCAAGCCACCAGTGGCGTTTGCATAGCTGGGACTTTTCGCGCAAATAAGCGCCGTCTCCGACTTTTGAAACCTGATCACCGAACGGGCAAGACTTGATTCCTGCGCCGTCTTCACTGGCACTGTGACCTTTGTAGTACGGCTCTGGATATTCTCGTTCACAGGATTGCATATTGTTCGCGCTCCAGTTTTTTTAATTCAGCCAGTGCTTTCATATCGTCAATCATCAAGCGCTTAGCATACTGCGTCTCAGGCTTGAATGGGCGACTTGCTTTCTTTGTACAGCTAACACAATCATCAGTGTCAGAGTGCTTTAGGATCGCGCCACATTCAGTGCACGGTTGACCGATATAGGTGCCACGAACGCCAGTAAATGTTGCTGCTTTGCGGCCTGAAACTGTTTTTTTAATACTCGCCATTGTCGTCACCTTGAAGTTTAATGTTGTTGATTGCCATTTGAAAGATTAACACCATGGTCGGTGCCAAGCCGTATACCGTAAAGTGCAGCTTAATTTCTGCGTTAAACCCTTCATTTCCGAAAGATGCTAGGCAGTAGATGAATGTTAATACCAGCAAAACAGATGGAATAATTAGCTCAATCATTAGAACTCCGCCTTAATTTTCTGACTGTATCGGACGTTCGCGTCTCTCATGCCGTTCACTGTGTAATAAACGTTAAACACAGTAAGTCTTACTTCATCTGATTTTTTTGGTGTCGGGCCTTCAAAAGAGTCTGAAGACGTAATATCTCTAATATCACCGCCAACGCTATAAACCCATCGGCGCATTCTCTCTTTCTTCGCCGCCTTCCAGCCTTCCAGCTCAGCGCTTTCCTTTTCCAGGTTAACCCCTCTATCTGGCCAACGCTCCTTAAATACCCTTAAGCGATCAACTTTTATAGGAACCATTCTTTTCATTTTATACCCCATATCTTCGTTGCCGATGGATATAAAGTTACACCATAAAAACGATTGACGCAATAGTGTTTTACATTTACTATGCAGTTATCGAATCAAGGAGAGCGAAATGGAAAAGAAGAAAATATCGTCTGTTTACATGACGGATAAGCAGAAAGAAAAACTATCAAAGGCTGCGTCTGATGCGGGAATGAGCCTTTCTTCTTACATGGTTTCATCTTCACTAGAAAAGGCGGGTAAAAAATGAAGACAGCAACAGATCATTTATTGGAGGAGGCAGCTCAACGCGCTGGCAGCACGGTTAAACAAGTGCTGTCAGATGCTGGCAAGGAATTCCCGAAACACACACCGCTTGCAACAGTGATTAATCATGTTGCTGGCAATGAATACGAACAACAGCAGAAGGATTTAGCACAATGCGGTTAATGGCAATTGATACGGAAACAACGGGCTTACAGGGTAAGGTCTGCGAGATTGGGGCGGCGGTATTCAACCCTGAAAACCCTGCTTTCAATCTGCATATTGAAGATCTGGTTTATCCAGGCGAAGGAATAGAGCCGTCTGCAAGTGCAGTCCATCACCTGGTTGATTCTGATCTACATGGAAAGCCAGTGCTTCATGACGTATGGGGCAAGTACACTGGCAAGGCTGATATTTTCGTTGCTCATAATGCAAAGTTTGACCGCAGCATGCTGCCAGAAACCGATAAGCCATGGATCTGCACCTTGAAGCTGGCGAAACACTTTTACCCTGGATCGCCTAACCACAAGCTCCAAGTGTTGCGGTACTGGATAAAGCTGGAGGTTGATACTCCCGAGCACCTTCATCCACACCGGGCGCTTTATGATGCTATTTGCTGTGCTGAGCTGTACAAACACATGCAAAAGCAGTTTGGATTCACTGATCAAGAGGCCATAGAAATTAGCAACGCTCCATTACTGCTAAAAACAATGCCTTTCGGCAAGTACAAAGGTAGACCAATGTCTGATGTTATCGCTGATACAGGTTATGTGAACTGGATTTTTGATCAGTCAGATATGGGTGAGGATATTATCTATTCAATTCAGTATTGGCAGAGGGTGGAAAAGTGAGTTTTCACAAAAAACTTTCAGAGGTTCAATCGAATCTTAATGCGCCAAAGAATCAGAAAAACACCTTCGGTAAATACAATTACCGTAGCTGTGAAGATATTGTTCAAGCGGTCAAGCCATTGCTTGCTGATCGCGATCTTTATCTTTTAATGTCAGACGAGATCGTGCAGATTGGCGATCGGGTATACCTGAAGGCCACCGCAAAAATAACTGATGGCGAAACCTCGGTTGAAACTGTAGGCATGGCAAGGGAAGCTGCAACAAAAAAAGGTATGGATGATAGCCAGATCACAGGATCAACATCAAGCTACGCACGAAAGTACGCCTTGAATGGACTACTGGCAATTGACGACTCAAAGGACGCTGACACAAACGAGCAGCGTCAGCAGCAGGACAACAGTCCAGCACAAGCGATCACAAAGACTCAGGCAGCTCAACTTCAAGAGCTGATTGTAAGCCGGGGGTACGCGGTGCCCGATGCGTGCAATTCGCTGCAAATACAGAGTTTATCAGCAATACCTTTTAATCAATTCGATCAAATTAAACAAATCATTAACGGATGGGGTAAGTAATGTCTCGCGGAATAAATAAAGTAATTATTGCCGTATAATCGTTTTTTCGTTACTATATTTAACATATAGAAGGGGCTTATATGGATGAATATGATTTATATAACAACGGAAAAAGCATACCAGAGGTAAGCGATGAGACAGGGATACCAAGATCAACACTGAGATTCAGGTTTAAAAAAGCAGGAATATTAAGGTCTAGGGCTGATGGCATTAAAAACGCATCAAAAAACGGTCGATTAGGTTCAGGTCTTAGAGGTAAGAAAAGGGTTTTCACAGAAGAGTGGAAGAATAATATTTCAAAAGGAAAAACCGGAAAGGGGCTTGGTGTATCTGTAAAGCCTAGTGGATATATAGAGATAACGATGGGAGAAAACAAGGGTAGGTTGGAGCATGTTGTAATAATGGAGTTGATAATAGGAAGAAGGCTTGCGTCAAACGAGTGCGTTCATCATAAAGATGAAAACAGGGCCAACAACGACCCTGAAAACCTTCAGTTAATGACAAGAAGCGAGCATGCATCTTTGCATGCTAAGCAAAATATAAGCAAAAGAAATAGAGATAAGAGAGGTCGTCTTTGTGGCTAACGATTTAAATCAGTGTCAATTTATTGGACGTTTAGGGAAAGACCCTGAAACAAAATTTCTTCCAAACGGCGGGCAGGTTACTAACATATCGATAGCCTGCGGAAGCTCTTGGACTGACAAATCGTCTGGCCAGAAGCAAGAGAAAACCGATTGGATACCAGTGGTTTTTTTTGGAAAACTTGCAGAAATAGCAGGCCAGTACTTAACGAAGGGGTCAAAAATATTTGTATCCGGTAATTTTAAAACACGCAAATGGCAGGATCAATCTGGCCAGGATCGCTACACAACAGAGATCGTTGTCGATGGCTTTAGCGGTGTAATGCAGATGTTGGATAGCAAGGGTGACGGCCAAGGACAACAGCAATCACAGCAACAGGGCTATCAGCAGCCTGCGCCACAACCTCAGCAACAATACCAGCAGCCTCAGCAACAATACCAGCAGCCGATGCAGCAGCAAGCACCGGCTCCAGCTAACCGGCAAAACCCTAACAACGCCTTGCCGCCTGCAGACCAGTACAACCAGCAACACCCGCACGGCCAGCAGCAAATGCCGCCGGGTAGTTTCAATGAAGACCAGAACATACCCTTTTAGCAACAACAGCCCGGCTTAGGTCGGGCTGTAACCCAGAGCTTTGCTGTGTGAGTCACAGCTAGCATCTGACAACAGCGAATTGTTATTCGGATTTAAAACTAAGAAGGTGAGATTATGAAACCAAGTTTACTGATCGGAACATCGAGCGACCAAGTTTTTATGGCTACTTATGGAGTTCCTACCATACAGCTGGGTGACGGTGAGACAGTCATTAGTGATGTAACTACAGATGAAGGGTTTTGTGGTATCTGCTTTAGTCAAGCAGAAGTTAACCTTGGTGTTGGTGGCGATCAAACTGAAAACGTAGGGGGCAGAAAGGTTGATGAGATTGGAGCATATCTTCAGATTTTGACAAAAAACCCAGCCTCTTTAGACGTTCTGATCAAACAGTGCCAGAAGGCCAAGGCCGCTCTATTAAGTAAAGCCGAATAACCCTTAAATTTGCGGTGTGAGCCGCAGCGAACAATCCGACAACATTTTGTTGTTATAGCCGCACACGCATGGAGTTTGAATTATGAAAAGTTTAGCTGTTAATACCGGGTCAATTGAACTGCCAATGATTGAAGGTGAGTTCCCTATGATTGAGTTTGATCTTAATACGTTTAAAGGTTTGCCAGAGAAGTT